AAGATCTTCTAATGCCGCTTCACAAAGAAGGGAGGGTTCGTCCAAGGGAACCGCAGGTTCCCTGGATTCCCTGGAATCATACCCCAATACCGCTTCACAAAGAAGGGAGGGTTCGTCCAAGGGAACCGCAGGTTCCCTGGATTCCCTGGAATCATACCCCAATACCGCTTCACAAAGAAGGGAGGGTTCGTCCAAGGGAACCTGCGGTTCCCTGGATTCCCTGGATTCCTTGGAATCATACCCCAATACCGCTTCACAAAGAATGGAGGGTTCGTCCAAGGGAACCTGCGGTTCCCTGGAAATATTGTGTTTCATACACCACTGTATACATTTTTGTATATTAACCTTCACTAAATTGTCTATTTTATCCTGTTTATATAAATTTTCTATCAATGAAATCGTATAATGGATATTTTCGATTTGTTGTTGTCCGAAAATAGCATTATATTCTTCTATTTTATTAATAAAATAATAAGAGACTGGTATATTTAAAAATCGGTGTATATTTTGTTCTTCCGAAAGCATTTTTTCAAATGCGTTCAATAAAAAGGGAAAAAAATGTATATTTGTATCAAATAAAAACCCTTTACATACGACATATTTCTCAGAATTCGCATATCGACTGGTCTGTGGTTTGATTAAATATACTTTATCATAAAAGGATGATAATATATATAACAAATCAATAGAATGTTCCATAAAACAATCAAATATTTTTAAAATAAATGTCCCTTCTTTCTTTTGCATAATTAATGCAAAACATATTTGAGCGTATAATAATCGGGATATCGCTATCTCTTGCTTATTAAAATCCAAGGAAAAATCAAAGCCTCCATCCGCGGTTATTACATCCATACTATTTGCATACAATTGATTGCAATACTTAAAATTATCAATGGATAATATATTTCCAGTTCCATCTTTACCTGTTTCAATAACGGCATTTTCATATTTATTCAAAAAATGCGTCGTTTTCTTCCATCCTGGTATATTCGGATCATTATTATTATCCATTAATGTCATTCCAATATAAATATCGTCTTTATTCTCACGATCCATTGCCAATGCTTCAATAAATCCACCGGGTCCTTCTGCCAAATGAAATGATTTTATAGGCGATGCATCAAATCGAATATTAAAGGTATTTATCATTTCAATCATTTTAAAAAATGACCTGGAAAGAGGCTTATATTTGGATATACTTTTTCTTTTATATGGAACTGCTGTATGTATATATTCGTATGGATTTGTGTATTTTTTATAAATATCCCAATCTTTTTCATGATAATCTATTTGGGTTTTTATATTATATAAATAATGCGATAATGAATTGGAATATTTCACTTCCGGTAAGTTTTCAGTAAATATACAATCTATATTTTTATGTATTAAAAAAGATGTATTTGGTAATAAATAATATGTCATTTTTTATGTAACGTTATTCTTACATAAAAAAATGTATTTATACCCTTATCTTTATTTATTTTTTCTGGTTTTTATCATCTGAAATTATGATTTTTGGTTTTTTAACAATAATTTTTTTTTTTTCACCTGTATGTAAAGGTTCTATCTTAGGTTTCTCTTCCGATTCTTTCTTGGAATCTCTTTCATCAGATTCTTTATCCGTTATTTTTTTTTCTTCTTCTGCCGCAACTTCATATTTATTTAAAACAATCCGCGATTTTTTTGTTTTACGAGCTTTCAATGTTTTTTTTTCTTCTTCTTTTTTTTCACTTTCCATTTCTTTTTCAATTTCTTTGACGACTTCATTTTCTATCTTTTCTACAATTTCGTCTTGTTTGTCTAATACTTTTGTTATTTTTTCCATATTTACACTATGTGTTTTTCTAAAAATGAAATACCTATTTAAGAATGATATTTTACGCTCATAATCCGTCATATTGATTGCCTCACCATAATCCGCTGTATTATTCGGACTTCGTTTGATTTCGTATTTCAAATTCTCATATAACTGCGAGAATAACGCACTTCCATCAGGTAAACTCATATGGTTTGCTTCTGTTTTTGTGATTAAAGTAAATCCGAAATTTTCCATCAACCTAACCAAATAATTGAAATTCACCAAATATTCACGAAATACCTTATTAATACTTTCTTGATATACATTGATTGGATACCCTAATGATAAATCATCTTCTGGAAAACCGGTTTCATCATATAATTTTGTAATTTCAAAAATCTTTTTATCGCCACTCATGATGGTATAATTTTCATCTTTCTTCTTATTTTTTAATAAATTGAATACGGATGCTCCATCGTAACATGTTCCAATAAAGTATCCATTGATACAGGTACATTCCGCAACATTTCTTAAAAATTCATGAAGAGACGTTTTATTTTCAAAGAAATAATGTAAGGCAAATTGACACGAACTGATATTGAAACCTTCTTGCCCGACGCCGTAGTTTTTATAAACTGCTTTTCCTAATAGTTCCGCATCTTTTGGACCTGTTCCAAAAATCGCATTATTGATTTGTTTTTCTTTAGATGACATAAACGCGTTTCCATTACGAATATTTTGCGAACTATTACCATGCATAAATATTGCATCAAACATACTTTTATTCTTTTTCTTGGTATTTAAATATCTCGCACAAGCACCATCCATTCCATCCATAATATTATTTTTCGCTACATCAATGCCATACACAAACGATAATTTGGCATTTATCCATTTCGATAAATCACCCGCTTTACCAACTGCATAATCAATTAATTTATCTCCCGTATTTGCGACATTGATTATCAATTTCTTCTTCACATATAAATTATGAAAATCGCGTAATCCTTGGGTGTTGGTATCTTTATTATTACGATTATAATATACATCATCATTGGCTACATCATCTGTTTCTGGTATACCTTCTCCCTTCGTTATCATATCTTTTGTTACGGGATGATGTAACGAATGCCAATTAGAATTTGCTACATGATATGCATTACCAAATTGTTTTGCGCCATTTTTAAGATCACTCGTTTTATCATAACGCACTCTTAATGGAACCCATTTCCAACCATCTGAATTATTCATCACATATTTAAATTCTACAATGGTATCTGCTTCAAAATATTCACCTTCTTCGGTTATCATATTCATGGAATTACCATTCTTTTTCAATAATACATTTGTGTATCCTGCCTGTGGGTCATAAGGATTGGTTGACTGAAAACGAACGGGATGATATCTCTCTTCATTATCAATATCCGTTAGCGATTTTACTTTACCGTCAATCATATCTTGAAATGGATTCAAATAACCATGTTTTGACACATCATACCCACATTTTAATTCCAATGTTCTATATTGTTTTAATTCTTGGGTTCCTTGTAAATTCTTACCTTCTTCAAAGATGCTATGTATTTTTTCTGGTTCACCCGTTATTTTGTCTTTTTTCAGGGCGACTAAGAAATCAATGGTATTATATTCCACGGGTTTCCATTTAAATGACGCGTCCCAAGTGAATTTATGTGACGGCCCAGTTTCTCCTACGCGTTTACCTCCAACTCCCGTATCAGTCGGTGTGAATATTAAACCATCCGTATTATATTCAAATGTGCCATCATCTACCCGAGACAATATAATGGAACAACACTCAAATATACTCGTATTATCAGTACAAGGATAAAAACTTTTACATTTAATCGCGAAATCGGTTTGTTGTTTACCTTCTAATACAGGTACTGCTTTTAAACCATCAATGACTATTTCTAACAATTGTAATCTATATTTTGTTTTATCTTCGGATGGATTTGTATTCTCAGTAGTCGTAATGGCGGAAGTAGTTGGAATAAAGGCAAATTCACGATATGATCTTTTATTGATATAATAAATATCAAATGCTGCGTATAAATTAATAAATTCCCGGTTTTTATCATATTTAATATGTTCTCCATCAATCAATGTATTCCGTATTTTGGTTTCTGGCGTATACATCCCTGTAAATGATACATTCATATTCGTATCAATCATATACATATTACCATTCTTTGCAATAAATAATAATTTACGGTCTCCGTCGGCTTTATCTGTTACAGCATAATTTTTACGAATATTGCCTACATTAGAGGTTTCGTTCAATGGTATAACATGTTCCAATTGTAATGCATTCGATGACGGACCCATAAAATCATTCGAAGTTATTCTTCGTGGAACATATTTTTCGCCATGAATCAATACCATATATTCTTGTAAAATTTTATCACGTTCGGAATATGAAATAGGATATTTGGTTCCTTGTAATCCACATAGAACAATTCTTATCATTTTTCGTAAGACATCCATTAAAGCATCTTTGGTATTATATTTGGTTCCAGTACCAACACGGGCATTATCTATTTCCAATTCTATTTCATATGTTTCACCGTTATTAAATACGTCCGCATCTTGGATAGTATATTTCGGAATAGGTACATAGTTGGTTTTCTTGGAGGATTTTATAATACTCAAATCCGCAAAGATAGGAAAATCGGGATGGTAAAATCGAGTACGGTTCATACAACGAAAGGTCTTTTTCTGATCGTTCCAACTGGAAATTATATTACGAGCAATATTGGTATTTACATTGAAATCCTGTTCTAATTTGTATGAAACGCGAAAATTAAAATCCACCATATCCACTGGTTTGATAAAAGAACCATCCTTATTGGTAGGTGACAATTTCTGCGTAAATTTTAATTTATTCATTAGATTTGAAGGTAAATCCAAAATGCGTTGTAGACTATTGGTACGACAATATTCTTGTATTAGGTCCGTTCCTACAATTTCCGCACGAATATTTGACATTTTGGTAATTCCACTGCGAGGGTCAATAAATTCGTTTTGTATACGTAATATCTGTGTGCCATCTTCTATTTCTGGATGAAAGCCACAGGATAATAATTGTTTTACCACATTATCGTAATCTATTTTAGAAATAGGTTTGGATAATTTCGGATTGGAACCAAACCGAATTTCCAATTCATTCACTTTATTCTCCCTTTTCAAAATCGGATTACTTGCTAAATATTGTTCTATCACACTTTCAAACTGTTCTTTGGCGTGTTTGATTTTAGTTTTTTCATCAGGATTTAATATGGGGTCAGTTGGTTCATTTTTTGTTGATTCTTTTGCTGTAGCTTCCATAGTTTCTATTATATAATATCTATATTTAAATATTATATACTTTCTGTTAATTTTCAATTTTCTTATATCGCTAATACTTTTCCTATATTTTCATACAACTCGCTTTTCTTATATTTCTTCGTTTCGTCAAATATATTTAATTTTTGTGACATTGCTTCTAATTCTTCTACTTTATACCCAGATACCGACTTCATATATTTACTATAATGTTCTAAAACCATATATTTATTACGCAGTTCGATGACTTTATATTCTCCGATATTTTCAAATTGTAATTTATATTTTCCATCGTTACTTTTAAATAAGATATATGTTAAGTTATCCATTTTCATTTCAGCATTCGTCCAAAATTCCAACATACATTTGGTTTCTTCGTTGATGATTAATAAATTCACATGATAATATGCAATCAAACCAATTAAGGAAAGCATACTTGTTTGTTTTTGCGGCGTCATTAATTCCGACAACATTTCTTGAATGGCGACATTGGTAATTTTATAATTCGTTTCTTTTGCTTTGCTTGGATTGTTTTTAATAAATTCATATATTTTTTGTTTCTCTTCTAATTCCTTTACACCATAATTGCGGTCTACTTGTAAATATTCTTTATAACCGAAATGGATGATAAACAAACACCAAAACAATGTATCTTGATGCCTGGGTGAAATTAATTCTTTTTCGTCTATTACGACCGGTTCTTTCGCAGTTTCTTTCATGACTTCCATATTCGGTAAATTGTCAATGTCTTCTATCTTTAATTCACTTTCTTTTCCTGGATCGTCCAATGCCAATTTCTTTGCTTCAAATTCCGAATTATTAATAATTGTTTCTTTATTTTCTTTGGTAAACATGAATAATTTTAACTTTAATACATCACGCGTGTATTTAAATAAACTATTTTTATATGAAATACTATTTATAAATGAAATCATTATTTAGATATTGAGTTATATATTAATGGCATTTCCTCTTTATTATCTTTTTCATTAAAGTATGCATTTTTAAACTCCTCCTTTTGGTACTCAATCGTTTTAAATGATTCTTCTTGTTCTTTTGAATATTCTATATATTTTTCTATTTCAGAGATGGTTTCTTTGGGTAAAAAGGTTAAATTCACATATACACCTGATTTATTTTCATTTATTTTACATAAATTTTTGGATAAAATTTTCAAAATTTCTACTTGATGATATTTATTCATATTCTCAATAAAACATTTCATATTTTCTAACTTTTCTATATTCTGCATTGGTTTATGAATAATCATATAATAAATATTTTATATTCTTTTTATTTTTATTGTTTATGTCTGTGTAATAAATATGATAGATTATCTATCATATTCATTCCAGTTATTTTGATTATTAATTTTTATTATTTTTTTTTGATTTCCTGTTCTTACGAGATTTATTCTTTCCACCGTGAATTATATTTTCATTTAATTTTAACCGTCCTTTCGTTAATATTTCTTTTTTAATGTCTTCGGTATTTTTATAAAATTTTTTTAATGTTCGTGGTGAAGGAGTAAATATAGTATCTTTATTTATATTTCTACGTTTATTACTTTTAAATAAATTAGTAATTGGTGCAAACATTGTTGAAACTGTCGAACTAATAGATGTACGATTTCTGCGGCTCTTTGTCCTACTCATTTTATATATAGTAGCTATATATTTTTCTTTAGTGATAAATTATCTCTAAATTTCTAAATAAAATTGTAAAAATTGTAATTAGAAATATATTTTGATATATTAATGAATATAATATATAATTTATTGATACAATTTTTAAAAAATCATAAATTAAAAACTATAGGAATATTAGTATTAAGTCTAATCATAAATGTATTTCAGGTAAATGCTATTTCGTACATAACTGCAAATATAATGACAGCTATACAAACCAAAGATTTTAAATCAGTATTTACATATTTCAATTATTTTATCATCTCAACTATTATATTTGTTATCATTTTTTATCTTTATAAGTTACTACAAAATAGTCTTACTATAAAATTACAATTATGGATGAAAAATGAAATGTTAAATATTATTTTTAATTCAAATAACGAGAATTTTAGTAATGTGAATTTTAATGAATTTGTAACTCCTATGCACCGTATTTCAAACAATTGTTATTTGTTATTTTATAATATCGTTTCAGAATTAATACCCAATTTATCATTTTTACTAATGATATCATTTTATTTTATTATATATAATCCAATCTTTGGTATATTATTCTTACTAAGTAATATTTGTATATTTTTATATATTTATTTTGTATGGGATGAATTAATGAAAGTGCGCATGGATTATGAAACCAAAGTAAATAATAATGATAATTATTTGATTGATATTTTAAATAATATGGATAAAGTTATTTTACGAGGAAAAGTAAAAGATGAGAGCAAAATATTTGAAAAAATGACAAACGGCGGTATTGAAAAAACAGAGAAATTTTATGAATTAATTAACAAACATCTTTTCGTAACAACTTTTATTGTATACATTATTATCTTGTCATCTATATTTTACTTAATCAATATATGTATCGATAAGAAAATATCAGTAACTATATTTATAACTTTTTTCACCATTTTGTTATCGTACCGTAACTATATTATTGGCACATTACAAAATTTACCTGATTATTTGGAATTTATTGGTCGCATTCATTATGTTATAAATTTATTTGAAAAAATGGTTGGAAAATATGATTTGGAGTTAAAAAAATATGACGAAACACAATTACAATTTCGGAAAGTTGTTTTTGAAAATATATATTTTAAATACCCCAATACAGATAATTATATTTTTGAAAATTTCAATCTAACCATGAATACAAATAACAATATTATTGGAGTTGTTGGTTATTCCGGTATCGGTAAATCTACTTTTATGAAAATCATGTTGAAATTATATAAATGCGATAAAGGCCGTATTCTCATTGACAGACAAGATATTGAAACCATAGATACAGAATATTTGCGTAAAAATATTACTTATATAAATCAAAATTCAAAATTGTTTGATAAAAAAATTATTGAGAACATCTTATATGGTTGTAATAATGTATCCGTATGTCAAAAACATTTGGAAGAAATACAAAAATATAAACAAATACAGAAAGTTTTCAAAGAAATCGATATTCATAATAAAAATGCGGGATTAGCGGGTGAAAATTTATCCGGCGGACAACGCCAAGTGGTTAATATTGTGAGTGGTTTGATAAACCCATGCAAAATACTAATTTTGGATGAACCAACGAATGCATTGGATATCGAATTAAAACAAGAAATTATACAATTAATTGACGACTTCAAAAAATATAAACAATGTATTATTATTATTACACATGATAAAGATGTATACCCTTTATTTGATGAAAAGATTAATTTTTAGATATTATAATTACTAATGTAAATTTGTATTCAATATTGTAAAAATATTAAAATCATATATATATATACATTATATGTTCGGTCGAATTCTCAAACGCTTCTGTCATCACCATGATAAAAATATCGCACAATTTCTAAAACCATATAATCCATTAGTTGAATGTGAAAAAGCCTATAATACAACCTCTTTAAAAAATACCAGTCCTCCTTCTATAAAAGAAACCAAAACATATATTGAAAATAATATTTTTATTTACAATGAAATAAGTTATTTGCCAATACCTATACAAATACAACATGTCTATAATATTGATAATTTATATACAAAAAAAATATATTTTGAAAAATAATATTACAATTGTAAATTCTGTATTACAATTGTAATTTACTACCTTTAAATTCTAATATAATATTTTAGAAAAATATAATATACGATATTGTTATTTTAGACGAACCAACGAATGCGTTGGATATGGCATTGAAGAAAGAGGTTATCCAGATGATTGCGGATTTTAAACAATACAAAAAATCGATTATTATTATTACACATGATAAAGACGTATTCCCTATTCTGGATGAAACAATCAAAATAAACTAATATATTTAGACATAAATTAATATATTTAGTTATATATATAATGTCTAAAAAATCAGTAAAGGGAGACGTTAATGGTTATTGTGGGATTGAATGTCAGGACCTGACTACAGGTAGAATAGAAAAATATGATAACCGAGCGGATTGTCCGAGTTGGTGGAATAATCCTAAGAAAACAGGAGAATGTACAAAAATAACAAATTGCGGACCAACAATGGAACCAGCTGAGAGATGTATAAATAGTGATGGTGATATCCTGCATGCGGATAAGTCTGCATGCGATGATGATATGGATAAATACTGGGGGAAAGTATGTGTTCCAAAAAGTTATACGAAACCTACCGGTCATATTGGATACCATGGTGGCAAATATAAGAATAAAAAAACTAAAAAACAAATGAAAAAATCAAAAAGTAAAAGAACAAAACACATAACAAAATCAAAAAAAAATAAGCGAAAATAAACTATATCTACCACCGACTAATATAGAAAATAGTTAACTATATTAGTCATTATAATGACAACGTACCCTTTACTGAGAGACATTGATATCGTAAGTAATAAATTTATCTATGATATTGATACAATTGAATGGAATATCCAAAACGCATTTTTAAGTCTGAGAGTATTGTTGAGAAACCAACGTTTGACATCCTATATATGCGCTAAATATATAGTATTTGGTGGAAAAAACGGCGCGTATGCGGATTGTTGCGAAGATTCCTGGATATCGATAGGTGAAGTGCTAAAATATCAAACACATATTACCATTGAAGATATGGTTGAAGCCCGAAAAATAGTCAATGAAGAATATAAAAGAGAAGAGAATGAACGAAAAAAAATGGAGGAGGAAGAACTATGCGTATAGTTTATTCGTCATCGTCGTGATTCTCATATTCAAAATCCGCATCTCCGCCTAAAATACTAATGGGTTTTCGTTTGGTATATCCATTATCATCTTTTTTACGATTTTCCACCAATTTACCAATCACGCATATATACGGATCATTTAATTCAAAACGCACACCAATCACTTGTACTGTTATTTTCGCATTTTCAGTGATTGTTGCAAAATATTTATCACTAAAATGATGGTCGCGGGCGATGAATACCGTGACTGGAATTGTACCATCTGTATCAATGACTTCGGCATGAATACCTGCTTTGGTGATTGTTTTGGTTTGACATTCTATCAACATCCCTTCCACTGGGTGACATACCATACATTCAAATAGAGTATGAAATTCTACCAGGTCGCCATTAATCACACCGCTGGAATAATTCACAATTTTTACGGAATTTGGTTTGATAAATCCATCGGTGATACATTTTCCCTCTGTTTTTTTAGATATGATTTTTTCTAAATTCTGTTTTATATTTTTTCCAACCTCGATAATAGATAATTGCACTTTCATGGTTAACATAGATGGCATATATACACCATACACTTGTGGTTCAGCGCGTTTTGTTTGTTTATCGGTCATTGTAATTGTATTATAATGATATAAAAATATTTTTATATCATTTCAATTTTTTTAGTTTTATAGCTTTGATACATCCCGTATCATTGCCTGCTCTATATTAAAAAACCATCTTTTACCGTTACGGCGAGTTTCGTCATAATAACGTAATACCATTTCGGTCAATACACATAATGATATTTTGGTATATTTATCTTTTATATTCATAATATCATATGTGGGTTCTCCACCAATAATTTCATTTAAATATTTTATAATTTGTGAATTACCCAAATTATCACAACGAGATCCTTTATTGTTTCGTTTCTGTTTCATATCTTTCACTTTAAATGTCATTTCTCTATCTTTGAATAATTCCATAAATCCAATAATATCATTGAACGTCGATTTGGCGATAATATATTTTTCATTGATAATAGAATTGATTTCATGTCGTTCGGTGGGGCGGGCTTCATTCCATAGAGTTAATAATTCATCTGATTGTATTAATATTTTATATTCATTTTTATTGGCGAGAACCAATGCCTTTTTACCGGCATAATCCAATATTTTTTCATCAAAATACCCTTTTATAATATTTTCCAAACGATTGTTCTCATTTTTATTTTCTGAATATATTTTTTGAATCAATAAATTTTTGTCTGAATAATCTAAATAATCTAAATAATGATATACATAATATTTCTGAATAAGATCGTCAGGCAATTCAAACAATTCTATTAAATCCGGAAATACTAATGTAGAATGTTTGTACCAATTGGTATCTCGTGACTCAAATTTAGTTTCGGTTTTTTCAAATGCTATTTTTAAATTTTCATCAAGTTCTCGTAAAATATCATCAATCGATTTTACTATTTTTGTTTCTTCTTTTTTTTGTATCATAGCAACTACGGTCGGTATTTCTAATCTTATATTTTCGTGTTTAAAGTCGACCGGCACACTTCTTTCAAAAATAGAAGCATTCTCGTTTGTAATTTCCACGGGTTGGAATGCATAATAATCCCCATTATTTACGAGAACCCCCATTCTACCATATTTATCTATCAAATATTCCGTCTTATTATCTATCATTTGGGTTAATGTATAATAGATTTGCTCTATTGGATATGGTTTTACAATATTAATACCATTGATTAAATGGTCTTTTCTATAAAAGGATTGATCTTTGAATAATTGACGAATTCTTTTTAGAATCATATGGTAATTTGTTTTCATATATTCAGTATTATAGGTGTTTTTGATAATGGGTTTAGTACTTATATCTATATTTGGAGAACATTGAAACGCACAATTATCCATATAATCACAAATATCCGTATAGGGTCTATCGCCTATTTTATATTCTATAGTTTTACCGCTGGATAAATGTATTTGTATGTTTTGGTTCTCCGCTATACTATTTAATTTCTCTATGGTAAAATTCGTTTGTTCTATATTCAATAAACAATCTACCGCATTTTGTTTCAATAGTCTGGTTACATTTCCTATTTGAAATGCTTTTCTCTCGGCTAATCTATAGACATATAAATCCGCTGGTTCTTCATCATTTCGGGGCAAAGTCGCATGTAAATAGAGTTCTACATTGCGTTCTTCAAAAGGTAACTGACAATGACTTAAATTACGAACACTACGCCCAATAATTTGTTCTACACGATTCATATTGTACCATGGTTCCAATACATGACATTGACGAATGTTTTTAAAATCCAAACCTTCGGATGCCGCTTTTGAGATAAGAATGACTTTTACAAGTTCTCCATTTTTATTTTCAGGTTTGGAAATATATTTTATATCTTTTGAATTATTCGGGGAAAAATGTTTATCGCCACTTAAAATAACATATTTTGCTTGACGAAATTGAGAACCTGTGGTTTTACTTCGAGGTAACATCGTTGCCGAATCAATGGCTTCGGTGGGAGGAGTTTTAAATAGTGGTTTCGTATATGGTTCTGCACCATAACGAGTAAATCCCATTTCTTCTAACGCCAGAGCAATAGGAACAATTCCTCCGTCTATATATTGAGAATATACCATGACCACCCCAGTGGATTTGCGGATACATTCACAAATCGTGGAAATTTTATTACTGTATTTGTTAATATGTTCTCTATGGAAAATACGACCATAGTTCTCTACGACACCTGGACTATATTCAAATTCATATCGTAACGCATGCGGAACAGTAATTGTTTTATATGTCATTATATTAGATAATCCCTTTTTGCCAATCATATTATCAATCATTTCGTTATTTTGGTTCTCATCCATCGTTTGTGTTTCTTGTACTAACATTGTATCCATGTTTTGATTTGGATATACAATATTTAATGCCTCTAACGGAATTTGTAATAAAGTATATCCGAAAGCATCTAAATTTTCAAAATTTGGTAAAGTAATTAATTTACCCGTTTTATTATATTTATGATTGCTTCTATTTCGTAGATTATTCATGATGAAATCATAACCTTTTTGTTGATATTCACCGATTTGACTGGCATAAACCGGTATATGTTGCAGCGGTTCAGCAATTTCCTTTTCGTTCATTTGTTTCTTTGGATAATTTGACACAATAATCGTATGTTCTGGCTCGAAATCCACTGGATATATACGATAAGGAAAGGTATATGGGTTCTCACCACGAACATAGGAAACATACCCAATTAATTTACGTTCCAAAAGTTCTCTCCCTCCTTCTACCAATTCTCCATTGATGGTTTGACTTGGAATAAAATTACCCTCTTTATCAAATACTTGGTCTTCTTTGATCGTAGGGCGTTTATCATTCGCGTTCATCAAATTGACTAACCATATGATTTCTTTATAGTTATTATACATGGGGGTGGCAGATAGTAACAATAAACGTAAACCATCACTATGTTTGGCAACCTCCATCAACAACATGGCAATTCTTTTGTTTTTATTATCATCGGTATTACGAATATTATGTACTTCATCTATGATACATAATCTATTATTGAATACTTTTTGTATTTTTTTGATACGCATTTTTACGGGATCTACACCAGAATCTTCGGGAACATTCGTATGTCTTTCAATATAATTGGCAAATTCGGTATAACCCATAAAAGAATAATAATGGTTCATAATCGCATTCATTTGCGAAATCACCTTTTCTTTGGGAATATCGGTCAAATTGGTAGGGTTGATTTCTCTTAATAATGCATCACCAATACAAGTATTTAAACTCCATAACCCATTCTCTTGTTTTAATTTGGTTTCATCAAAAAACTGAGTGCGGAAATTGTTTTGTACGTTAGGGGAAGCAATAATTAATATTTTATGGGTAATGCCTACTTGTTTCATATAAGAACGCATTTCTTCGGCAATACCAATTGCACTGCATGTTTTACCTGTACCTAAGCCGTGATAAAGTAATAAACTATTATAGGGGGTATTGAGTGATAGGAAATTTTTCACGAATAATTGATGCGATGATAATTCAAAATCAGTATTACATAATTTGTTGGAGAATGTTTTAATATCGCGGATTTTACCGTCATATTTTGTATCATTGAATTCTTTACGTAATGCGATTTTTTCGTTGAAACTGGCATCATCCAAGGTTGGTAGCAGTTCCGGGAAACCTACGGTTTCACCGGACGCCCCTTCCCTTTCTTCCTCGGAGACACCCTCCCTTTCTGATAATAAGTCTGTTGTTGGTTCTTCTACGAATGGTTGATCTTCTATTACTGGTACAGGTTCTTCTAATGTTGGTTCTTGTATGATTGGTTGTTCTTGAACTGGTGGTGGTGGCACCGTCGTTGGTTCTTGTGTGATTGGTTGTTCTTGAACTGATGTTGGTGGTACTGGCGTTGGTTGTTGTGTTTCTCCTTGTACTTGTAGTAAACCTCTTAATCTAATAATCTCTTCTATTAATTTTGCTGATGTATTAAATTTACCACTACTCTTTTTTCCAGTAGACTCATTCATAAGAATAGAAAGTGTATCACGTAATTCCTGTCCGGTCATTTCTAATAAGTCCGAATTATCATTGATAATGACTTGTCGATTTGTTTTGAATGTAGCAATTGCAGGATTTACTATAGCATTATATAGTGGATCGGGTGAATTCGCATTCACATTTACCGGGTGAAAATCTCCTATATTAGATACAACATTTGATACTATACTATTGACATTTGATGAAATACGATTCATTCCTGATGATATGCTATTCACAATAGGATTGTTTGTAATTTGTTGAATGATATTTTCTGGATTGACATTGTCTTTTTTCCTTCTGGTTTTTTTCGCTTTTTTTGATTCACATTCACCAGTTTTAGGATTACGACGCATTCCATCCGGACAATAGTTTTTTTTGGTTGACATGTTATAAATAAATATATATGTATTTAAAATATACGTATATATTTTTATTCTGTTTCTTATGAAAAAAATAATCTATATTTTGTTAAACAATTATTCACATTGCCAATTAATCGTTTTTTTTCTAAATTATAAGGTCTAATCATTTCCAAACATTTTTCATAGGACATCCATTCCATTTTACTAACCTCGGATAATTCATATTTATCTAATAATATACTATCATCATATGGCATATAGGATACGAAATATTTATGTTTATATGATTTGTAATTAGATCCGGTAAATATTTCTTCAAATGGTAATATATTTTGTATATTTTTTAATTTTTTTGGATGAATACCGGTTTCCTCACTAAATTCACGCACCGCACATTCGTAATCTTTTTCCAAATAATTTCTACGACCTTTCGGAAATCCCCATTCTGGTTCTTCCCATATATCATATTCATTACTATCATGGACGAGCGTTTCCAATGTATAAATCGCATCTTTGTTATATATACCTTTTCTCAATGAATTAAATTTATCACGCGATACGATTTCTTCTACTTTATATTGATTAGATATCATTTCACTTTTCCAAATATCTTTCCATAACCGGTCAAACTCTAAAGTACATAATCGTTCCTTTTCTTCCGAGGTCATTTGTTTAATCATATTCATTATATATTCTTTATTATACACCGAATATTTACCTCTCATAAAATCCAAATATCCCAGCGTATCTTTGCGTCGTATCATTAAATATTCTATATTCGTCTCATTATACCGAAAGACAATAATTCCGATACTCGTAATTGGCATTTTGCATTGATGATATAGATGCCCCTGTTTTCCACAATTATTACAATAATTATCAGTCATTTTTTATTATTCGGTCAGTGTAATCTATTATATTCCTATATCTTTATATATTTATAAAAGAATGCTATTTGATTCAAATGTATGGGGTCCTCATTATTGGTTTTTTTTACATACAATTGCGCATTCTTATCCCGAATATCCAAATGATGTAACGAAACGCAAATATTATGATTTAATACAAAACATGCCGTTATTTATACCTTTACCGGAAATGGGAAATAAATTTAGCCAAATGTTAGATAAATACCCAGTAAAACCCTATTTAGATAATCGCGATTCGTTTATTCGTTGGGTCCATTTCATACATAACAAATTTAATTATCTATTAGGAAAAGAAGAAGTGAGTTTACAAACCGGTTTAGATAAATATTATGCGGAATATAAACCCAAACCGATTTATTTATCCGAACAAATAAATATTCGTAAACATATCATACATATTTTCATTATATTATTGCTCGTGTTTCTAATATATATATGTTATGATAGTTAGATAAATCCGCCAAAAAGAAAAATCTAAGGATATATAAAGTATGAGATTTGAAATAATATTGTTTTTAATTGCCGGGTTCATTATGGCGAATATTTATAGCGATGGTAAATATCTGAAAATCGCATTATCATGGAAAAAATATTATCAAATGGCGGGTGTTGCCATCGCTGCATTAATGATATATTGGGTAATTCGTAGAAGACCCGCCCAAGCCCGAGAAATGTTATCCGCATCAAATGATTATTTAAAATATTTACCAGTAGATAAAAACGCCTCCAGTATCATATCACCTATATTGGATTTCACCACCAAACAAAATATTTTAGCCGATCAATATTGGGGAAGTTATAGTCAGCAAGAAGGCGGATATAATTATCCAGTAGTACCCATACGACAACAACAATCCGAAAAGCGTATTTTAACTTCTGGAAAACAGCCAACCAAACGATCTGTTAGTGAAACAAAGAAAAAATATGTAGCATCCAGTCAAAATTGGAAATGTGGTGGCTGTAGCAAACAATTAACCGCTTGGTTTGAAGTAGATCATAAAGTAAGATTAGAATATGGTGGATCAAATGAAGTTAGTAATTTAGTCGCATTGTGTCGTGAATGTCATGGTGAAAAAACAACTATGGAAAACCTTTAGGTAATTTCAAAGGTGTAAAAGAATGATTTATTTTATGTCTATATCTTATTAGAATAAGATATAAAGATGGGGGTGTCTGTTCCTAATTTAATTTTTTATATAGTATTTTTTATTATAATCGCTATATTTACATTCATATTTTATAAATTCAATGATAATATACAAAAATTCTCTCTTTCGAATTACTTATATTTGTTATTTGTTCTTGTAATACCATTTATATTATTTTATTTATTTTCAAATTCAGAGAATAATGGATCATCCGAACCAATTCATTTTAAAACAATGTTATTTTCAGGAATATTTATTATGTTGGTTCTAATTGCATGTAGTTATGTATATACAAACTTAACACCTCAAAATATTGTATTGGGTACTTATGTGTTAACGATTATCCTCGGTATAATTATTCTGTTAACATTATCTATTTTGTTTACAATCATTAATACACATTTAAGATCATATACTGGTTGGGGTGGAATATTTATTCGGTTGCTATTCTATTTGCCATGTTTACTAATTGATTTTGTCGAATATATGAAACAACAATTTAAATTAACTACGAACACAACCTACATTCTTTTTATAACAGAATTGATATTAATTATATTCTATTTGTATTTTCCAAAATTAGCAACCAAAGTATTAAGCGGAACAAATGGCACACCAATATTATCCGATAGTCGTTTTTTGACACACGAATATTCGTTGAATATTAATAATATGATGATAAAAGACAAAAAATCAAACAAACCACATCAAGAAACAACAAAAACAACATATCGTGAAGATTTTGCAATTTCTATGTGGACTTATATTAATCCACAACCAGATAATTATAGCGCTTACCATAACGAAAGTAATATATTTACATTCGCAGATAATACACCGCGAATTACTTACTATAATAAACCTGACGATATAAATAGTCGAAATAAATTAGTATTTTATTACAAAGAAGACCAATATACAATAACAAATGAACCACAAAAATGGACGAATATTGTTTTAAATTATTCATCAAACAATTTAGATATATTCATAAATGGAGAATTAAAACGAACGTTTACTATTACAGAACCTAATAATTATGATACGCTCAATGAAATTGTTATTGGTAGTAAAAATGGTTTAGATGGAGCCATATGTAATATAGCTTTCTTTAATAAAACCCTTTCCAAATTCGAAATAAATAATATTTATAAATTATTAATGAATAAGAACCCTCCAGTAAATGAATATTAGTAAAATAAATAAAATATTATAACATACTATATTATAAAATGAATTACGTTGTTATTATTTTAGGAATAATTATAGTATTTTTATTATATTACATTTATATTTGGATGAATTCAGTAAAAACATTGAAAACTTCTGCGAATTTGATGGATTCTAACCCTCCAATCACAACATTAAAAGATCCAAGTAGTTTGAATTATGCTTATGGTATTTGGCTATATGTAAATACTTGGGATAACTCCATTAAAAAAAATATTATAACTCGCAGTAATAATTTTGCTTTATACTTAGATAAATCCACACCAACTTTATACTGTGATATATCATTGGCCGATGATACTACACAAACAATTACTATTACCAATAATTTCCCTTTACAAAAATGGGTATATATTATTTTTAGTGCAGATAGCCAAATTGTTGACTTTTATTTAAATGGCAAATTGGTTATATCACAAAAGTTAACAAGTATGCCAAAAGTACCATCGGATGCTTCTACGAGCTCATTAGTATTAGGCGGAACAAATACTTGGGACGCAAGAGTTGCAAATTTAATTCGAACAACACATCCAATGTCACCAGAAGAAGTAATGAATAATTATATTTCTGGTTATAATTCAGTCAGTGGAGGTGGCATATTTAGTATGAACTCTTATAATGCCAATCTGAAAGTATTGAAAAACGGTGAAATTTTTGCCGATACAAAATTATTTTAGACATTTGCAACAAATAACTTTATGTATGTATAATATAATATAAATACATGAATTTAGAACAACCTCAAAATCAAGGAATAAATGTGCAAAATAATGTATCCAATGTATCCAACAATGTTTCTGGATTTTTTGGTAATATGAAACAAAAATTTAATACTATGTTATCGGGATTTTCAAGCGAACCTGGTGCGAATCCACAGTTTTCTGCATCAAATACAATTATTGCGAAGATCGCTTTTCTGGTATTAGTATTCATCCTCTTTATATTCATATTAAATTTAGGAATATCATTATTGATTTATTTTATAATGCCGAAAGATGATCCATACTTGATAAAAGGGATGATACAAGGCAGTCAACCAGTAACTATTACACAAGACCCGAATAGTAGTAGTTCAGTTCCTATCATGAAATCAAATAACGAAACCACTGGCATGGAATTTACTTGGTCTACATGGATTTATTTGGATGATTTAGGTAGTAGTGACATTCAATATCAACATATTTTTAATAAAGGTGATAATGTGTATAGTTCAACTACAAATATTGCTTCAGTAAATAACGCGCCTGGTTTATATTTATCACCAGGTGATAACAAATTACACGTCATTATGAATACTGTATCAAATAGTAATGTCAATGAGACGATCGAAATAGATAATGTGCCTATTAAAAAATGGGTCAATATTATTATTCGATTAAAAAATACTGTATTAGATGTCTATATTAATGGTACTATATCGGGTCGTGTAGTTTTACAAAATGTTCCAAAACAAAATTATAGTAATGTTTATGCATGTCAAAACGGAGGATTTACTGGTAAATTAGCAGATTTACGATATTTTGCCAGAGCATTAAGCATATTTGAAATCAATTCAGTAGTATCTAGTGGTCCAACTACGACCACTTCCAAATTAGATATATCTACTGTATCAAAAGGTAGTTATTCTTATTTATCCAATTTGTGGTATGCCTCTAAATTATAATTTCGTAAAATAATATACATTCATTATGTATATTATTCAATGACTACAACAAATACTGACTTGGCCACGATATGCGATCAACGAAAGAAACAAATGTTATTTCCGAACCCACCTGTTCGGTACACACCGATTTCTCCTTATGAAAAATTCCCACAATTTACCAAATTTCAATTCGATATGCGAAGAAAAGCTGAGGTTTTATCATATACTGCAAGCAAATCCAATACAAAAACAAATAATTTTACCAAAGCAAATAAATGGTCTCAGTTAGTAAAAGGGGTAGGCCAACAATATAATTCAAAAAGTATCAAATTAACACAAGTGGAATATACGGATTTAAGTTCAATAAAGTATGGTCCTGTTCCTATATATACAGATATTTATGTAAACTATCCTGATACATATACTAAATATAGTGATACGAATGGCAATATTTGGTATGATATTTCATCTCAACCTATTATTATTTGTAATGATAATATGATACCAACACCTACATCTTCGTCTGGTGTACCTGGTCCAGTAATAAATTTAATTCGCGATTTAGATGTTCCTTTATATAATTATAAAAATTCGACTGATACAGCCAATTATGGAATTAATCCACCTACAAATGTTAAATTTATTGATTATAAAATAGAAGAAAATATTTTAGCCCCAAACAATACATCCACTACTATTTTTTCATTAAATATTATTAACTCCAATGATATCGGAGCCTATTTTAATTTTGAAATACCGTTAACTATGTATTTCTCTGGTGAAAATATTATTCAAAATACATTATCGTCCTATGATGTTTCATTTAATAATCGTCTGTTTGATATGACAATAAATGTTCCTACAATTTCTGTATATTATAGTGCATCAAATGTGATATTAAATAATGAATATGATATATCGTTTAATGGTATTAATAATATATCATTCGATCTATCTTTGAATTCAGATACAAATTATTTTACACAGTTTTCAGGTGAAATATACATTGGAGTTTTAAAAGTAACAAAATTATTTTTATACACTCAACCTGGTTATGTATACACTATTAAATTTAATAATTTTATAACAGATAATACGAGTGAATCTACATTATATTCCAGTTATTTTTCCTCTATACAAAGTGGTATCAAATATAATACTACTTCATCTATCAAAACTCAATCACATTGTGCCATTGCTGAAAGTATTTCTTCCGAACCCAATAGAGGTTTCTCAATTACTTCTTCTATCTCTACATAATTTGCATTTTCAATATGTTTCTCATTGTTTATTTCACTCTGATGTATATCAAATTCCAAATCATCCAAATAATTGATGATTACATATAACATATATTCAAATGCATCCAATAATTCATTTCCTTCTTTATATTTGACAAACCAAAAATTTTCTTTATGTCTATTGAAAACAATTTCGTTAAAAAAAATCTCGGGATGAAATAATAATTCGGTTTCTATATTCATATACAATTCATCTTTCAATTGGTAATATTTCGCGGCGATATTTTTTAACGCATTTATAATTTCGATATAGATTAACAATGTTTCTGGTTTTATAAAATTTTGATTGAAATTTGCTTCTAAAAGAAAATTCCGTAACCATTCTATACCATGTAAATTATGTTTTCCAATACTATGGTGTTGTTCGTTATATAAATAATATTTTATTTCTTCCAATTTCTCCATCTTTTGCGAATCGTTCATAATAGTATAGTATGAATGATTTATTTTATATTTGTTTTTGATTTTATATTTTATGGGGTTTTATTTTGAGATAAATTAGGGTTCAAACACATAGCCTGTTCGGGGAATACTTGACCGGATATGCATTTATCACTTTGGCTCACTTCTATACAACCTCTGCGCCCTTCATATTCTCCTACTAAACACCAACCCGCTTTTCCGGATGTAATGGGTTTTTGTATTGGATTGGTGGATGAATCTGGTGCAGGTTCTTTTTTAGATAGGGTTGATATATTTATACTGTGATCTAATTGTTGTTTTGCTTTCGCATCTACATTGGGTCTACTGGCATCCTTCAATATATCACCTATAGATGAAACGGTGTCACCTGCTATATCTATACCCGTTTTTGCGGTATCACTTACTATATCAGCAGATTTATCTATAAGTGTTCCTGCGGTATATCCAAAGACAGATAATATTTGGGTAATCAATGGTCCAAAAATATTGACAAGGGTTTGAAAGAAATTACCAAAAATATTTAAAATATTTATTCCTAAAAATGTGAAAGTTAATAAAATCAATAAAAATATGATAATATAGTTTTTATTACTAAATATACTGGAAATTGATGATGGTTGTTCTCCAAAACCTATATTATTTGAAGCTGGTTGGCTATCCATATTCTATTATATAATATGGTATATTATTTTTTCATTATAGATATGTATTCGTTTAGTTAATTTGTTAAATATATATTCTTATAATAAAAATGGGTTTATTCAATTACATAGATACTTTCTTTTTTATAAGTTTAGGAATTACTTTCGTGTTAATATTACTACTGGTTTTTCATTTTAAACAGCAAATCACAAGTTTAGAACATAAAAATGATACAATGTTTGAAATTATAAATAATATTGTAAAAGAGTTAAATTTTATGAAGAGTGGTTATTTAGTAAATTCCGCACAATATCATTGTCAACAATTGCGACAAGATAATGATGATGCAATTATCATTCAAGAACAACCATTTCATTCGAAACAATATGTTGAAAATAAAATAATTGTTTCCGAGGATGATAGTTATGCGAATATTGAAGATAGTGATGAGGAGGATAGCGATGATAAGGATAGTGATGATGATGATGATAGTGATGATGATGATAGTGATGACGAGGTTGTAATTGTTAACGATGATGAAATAACTGTCAATAAAATAAAGGTTATTAATATTGAATTAGGAGAAAATATTGAGGTCAATGATATACAAACTGAAAATGAAGTAGAAAATGAGAACGATAATGATGAAACACAATTAGAAGAACATTTCGAAAATGATACATCTATTGTTGTCAAAAAATTGGAAGGCGAACATTTAGAAAATGCTGAAAATGTAGATAATATAATAGCAAATAGCAGTTCGGTTTTTAAAGCAACGAAAGATTATTATGCACGCATGAATTTAAATGAATTAAAAACATTGGTTGTTACAAAAGGTTTAGTAAGTGATGCCAGCAAAATGAAAAAAATCCAACTCATTCAATTATTAATTGAAAATCCATAAATTTTATATAATATATTCTATATATTATATAATAATGTTCTCTACACAATTTGAAACCATTGATTGTGCTTATCCTATCATTAAAGAAACTATCCCGAAATCTTCTTTAGGATATAATACCAATAACAAATATCCAGAATTTCCGCCATTAATGAACGATGGTCGCTCGGTAACTGCTTCATACCAACCAGAAAGTGTCATTAATAATGAACTCATCACTAAAAATGGCATTGAAAGTAATTGGAAATATAGAAAATATTTAACCGAAAATTCTAAACAAATTATGGAATGGAACTTTCGCGAAGCATGCAATGATGCTGGATATTTCAAAAAACACAATGAAACTCCCTTACGTGGAATGGAACAACATATGCCAAATTCTACCCCATATTTATTTAGTTCAGTCGTTGATAACGCCAAACCAATTGGATATGCCAATAGTGACTTAAAAGAAATCTATTTATCACGCGAACAATTAAATGCTCGTAAAATTTCGCCTGCTATTACCCAGGAAGAAATTTGGAAAAAAATGAAATAAATATTTTATTGATTTTTGTAAAATATTTATCTATATTCAGAAAACCCTTCTTTTGGACTTACACCAACTGGACCTTGTGGTCCTTGTTCTCCTTGTTTACCGGTTGCTCCTATTTGTCCGGTAGGCCCCATTTCTCCAGATGAACCAGTAGGTCCGGTTGGACCTCCAGCAGGACCATCCGCACCCGTAGGACCAACGGCGCCTTCCGCACCAGCAGCACCCGTAGGACCAACGGCGCCTTCCGCACCAGCAGGTCCAGCGGATCCCTCTTTTCCTTGTGGTCCAGCGGGTCCCTCTTTTCCTTGTTGTCCAGCGGGTCCCTGTTTTATATTTTTAATATGTTTTTCTATCAAATCTGTTATACTGATTACATCGCCACTTAGGTTTCTTACATTAGTTCCAACAGATGCTCCTTCTATTATTTTATCATGTTTTACAAAGAGAACTAATGCACAACATAGTAATCCATAATATTTATTTATGGTTGTAGCATAAATAATAAAAGTAACATCAAAAACATTTCTCAAAATCATTGGCATAATCTCATTTACGGTATTATAGAATATAATATATGTTATAAATAATACTAAAAATGATATATTTGCTAAATTTTTCATATATATAATCTATGCGGACAAATAATTTATTTTATTTCATTTTATTTTACATATAAATTAGATGAAATTGATTAGTTTTGATGTGGGCATTAAAAATATGGCATATTGTATTTTTCAAATAACACCAGGTTCTCCACCTTCTATTTTAGATTGGAATATATTAAATTTATTAGAAAAAGATGTCCCCCAAAATATTTGTAATTGTTACTTAAAACCAAAAAATAAAAAAACACCCGCTAAATTATGTGGCAAGGTGGCAAAGTTCTCAAAAGGCTCCACTTATTTTTGTGATAAACATGCTAAAACATCTATCGATTATTGTATTCCTACCAAACAAACCAGTCCCTCTCATTTTAATAAATTAAAAGTTCCCGAATTAAATACCATTTGTAAAGATTTACAATTCATGGGAGAACACGACCATTTTACCCGACCTATTTTATTAGGTAAAATACATGAATATTATGAGAAAAAGTGTTTTGTACCAATCGTCTATAAAAAGAAAAAATCGGCAAATGATACTGATTTAATCACGATTGGTAAGAAAATGAAACTATTATTGAATGAGATACCAGGAATTCATGAGATTACCCATGTGATTATTGAGAACCAAATATCTCCGATTGCGAATCGTATGAAAACTATACAGGGAATGTTGGCACAATATTTTATAATGAATAATAGTGATATTCATATAGAATTTATTTCATCGGCGAATAAATTATCTATGAAAAATGTGGATGTTAAAAACGAAAATACAATGAATAATGAGAACACATTTAGGGAAAATGGAGATGGAGAACCTTTAGAAAATATTAATTCTGAATTTGTCACACAAAATAGTGTTTATAAGAAACACAAAATAGATGGGGTTACCAAATGTTCTCAACTATTAGATACAAATGAAGATTTTAAAAAATGGAAATATGTTTTAGAAACAAAAAAGAAGGACGATTTAGCAGATTGTTTTTTACAGGGAAATTGGTATATACAAAAAATTAGCAATCGCCTCGCATAATCCAAAAATCATAAAATATTTAGAAAAAATAAAAAGGGAGGGTTCGTCCAAGGGAACCGTAGGTTCCCTGGATAATATTTACAATGCGGAGGACTTAAAAATAAAATTTGTATATTTATCATAAACAATGGAAGTCATTGATATCGGATTAAATGATTTAGAACCTATTTCTATTAATTTTGACAATTCATCATCAAAAGCTGTGAATTTTGGTCCCGGTATTGAATTATTAATGAATGATAGAGTAAAAACCGGATCAAACAATGTTAAATTTGAAGTCGGAGATTTAGATAATTTAGAACAAGAATTAAACAATCTTTCTGGCGTAGGTTCCGGTCCATCGAATAGTCATACCAGTAGTACTTCTTCTGGTAGCGAAAGTAAAACATTAAGTGGGTTTACCTCTGATTTATTTGGATTTGGTGGTTCCGCATCTCAACCCTCTTTTGAAGGAGGAAAAACAATTCATTTAGAAAACGAATTCACTGATTCCAAACTCGGACAATCTACTGCTGAAAGTATGGGGAATACCAAAACATGGGACGGTTTTTCAAAAGTAAATGAAATTCCCACCGATAAAAGTTATGCAGCGCCAACCAATCTTTCCGAACGAGAACGTCGTAGAAAAAAACGCATGATGATTAAAAAATTAGAGGATTGGAACTCCAAAGGCTTATATAAATCATCCTCGCATTTTACACTTGATTCTTCCTATGAAGAAATTGAGGATGAATATGAAAGTGCAATGGAAGATAAACGTAAAAAGGATAGTATCAAATTACAAGGTTGGTGGTTTATGACCTTTGTAAATTCCGTTGAATATGCCAATGCTGCTTTCAATCCCTTTGATATTAATTTAGATGGGTGGGGAGAACAGGTAAGTGAAGATATTGATAGTTACGAAGAAATTTTTTCGGAATTACATGAAAAATATAAGGGTGGTAAAATGGCTCCGGAATTATCCCTTTTGTTACGTCTCGGATTTAGTGCAGCAGTGGTGAATTTCACTAACAAAGCATTATCAACTGCTACTCCTGGATTTAATGATGTCATCCGTCAAAGTCCTGAATTAATGAAAGCGTTTACGAATGCCACTGTAAATACTATGTCTCAAAATTCTCCTGGTTTTGCCTTTGCCAATAATATGATGCAAGACCAAATGAATAAACCACGTGGACCACCACCACCCGGTCCTATGGAAACCAAAGGACAATCTCCACCACCACGCCCAGGAATGGTCTATACTGAAACACCAAGTAATCGCCAAGACATAAATGCTGCTCGTGGTGCTATGTTTAGAGAACAAGGAGTAGATTTAAATAATTATCAAGATATGGCACAACAAGACAGAAGTAGTCGTCCAACTACTTTACCGCCACAGGCACCATCCCGACCTGAAATGCGGGGTCCACAAACCAGTGATATCGATAATATCTTATCTGGTTTGAAAACCCGTAATGTGAATATCCACGAAAGTGCGGTGAATAATGACGATGATTCTATGATTTCCATTACTTCTTTGAAAGACGTACAAAATGGAAATATGCCAAAACGTACTCGTAGAAAACAACGTTCAGATAAAAATACAGTGTCGTTAGACATCTAATTCCAGGGAACCTACGGTTCCCTCGGACGCTCCCTCCCTTTGTAGGGAAACCCGTGGGTAGGGATTCTACCCCCTACGACCCCTTTTCCAGGGAACCTACGGTTCCCTCGGACGCTCCCTCCCTTTGTAGGGAAACCCGTGGGTAGGGATTCTACCCCCTACGACCCCTTTTCCAGGGAACCTACGGTTCCCTCGGACGCTCCCTCCCTTTGTAGGGAAACCCGTGGGTAGGGATTCTACCCCCTACGACCCCTTTTCCAGGGAACCGTAGGTTCCCTCGGACGCTCCCTCCTTTCATTTATTGTGGGGTTTGAATATATTTAAATGAAAAAATAATAGGTTCATTGCCTATTATTTTTTGTTATTTTCATGTTCTCATTATAAACATTAGTCGCTATACATATATAAAAAATAAATTACAAATATAAATAGAACCCTAAGAAACGAAATGAATTTCTGTAAAAAACGAATCAAAAAAATAACTTTTAATTGTATTGTGCGCGTTATGCTTATACCATCTAATAAAGACATGGACGTAGAAATGAAAACATTATTATGGTGGAATAACAAAGAACTAAAAGATTTCTGTATTTCTGCTATGGATGAACTTGAAACATTTTTATTATATAACTCACACCTCAATCGTAAACAAGCGATGAAATATTTGTATCAAGCTGGATATAATAACTGCTGACTTTTTCGCTTGGTCGGAGTATTTTTTTGTATATTTTTTAGTATAGCCATATCATATACCCGGTTAGAGATGCCCGACCATCCATTAAGTTTTCATTTCACCAAAGATTATGGAAATATTGATATTATTGAATTATACCATGATGTATTTATACAAATTGAATCCATCAACAATGAGATTGCTATCATTTCGTTTATGAATGAAAAAAATGAAAATATCGATATTCCAAAAGGCGTAAAAGTAAATAATATTACACACGCTCACAAAGAACTTGTTAAACCGATCAATAATGTCTACGCATTAAATTGGTTTGATAATTATTGTATTTATTATAATGGGAAATCTATTAAATTCATCAATAAACGTAATTGGGATATTTATACTGAATATAAAAATGTTATCTAACTTTTGTGCGGCGGGTGGTGTGATGAGTTAGAAATCAATCGTACATTTATCGCGATTATAATTTAGAATCATACATTTATCAAAATTGTATGATTCCATCAGGGTTTCTTCATTGGGTAAGGAGGTACCTTTATAAAAATCTACTGTATCAAATGATAGGTTAGGATTTTCAATATAGGTTGCGTTATCATACTTTTGCTTTGTCGAAACCATTTTTGATATATACGTTTCTACGTCATCCATCGTGCTTTTGAAAAATTGGGTAGTATTTCTGATTTTTTGTCCGGAATATTTATTACAGGCGTCATATGCGACCGCAGTAACCATAATTAATTTTTCATGGTCTTCTTCCATGATATTATTGAAATATTCATTTATGTATTGAGTTTGTACTTGGTCTATTATTTTGTCCGTAGCAGTGATATACGGGCTAAATAGATTTTTATAATCGGGAATTAAATTTCGTGTAAATATTAGGAAGCATACTAAACGATAAAACATGTTGTTCTTATAATTATAAAGGCTTGTTTATAATTATATTTTTATGTTTTTATGTTTCCATTCAATTTTTTTATACAAAAAATAAAGAGAGTAAAATACACTCTAAAAATTACCTCCACGAAGCCGTAACACGAGATGCAAAGTGCTTTCTTTTTGCACGTTATAGTCTGCTAATGTTCTCCCGTCTTCCAATTGTTTTCCAGCGAAAATTAATCGTTGTTGGTCTGGAGGGATACCTTCTTTGTCTTGAATCTTGGTTTTGATAGCATCTATGCTATCGGATGGTTCTACTTCCAATGTAATCGTTTTTCCAGTAAGGGTTTTTACAAATATTTGCATGGCTCTTATATTATATATATAACAAAGAAAATATCTATACCCTTTTCTTAATATTCTTTTTTATCACTCTTCGCATCCCATTGACGAAAACTCTTTTGGGCGATATCTCGTTCTATTTGTATCATTTTTATTTTACGGTTCTCGATGGGCTTTGACAATTCCTCATAAATAAAATCGTCATTGAACCCGATTGCTTTCGCATCCTTACGTGTATTCCCATAATATACATTCTCTATTTTCGCCCAATAAATCGCCGCCATACACATAGGGCACGGTTCACAAGAAGTATATATATTATGTCCGGTCAAATCATATGTATTGAGATTTTTACAAGCATCACGTATGGCTACAATTTCCGCATGTTGGGTGGGGTCGTTATTTATAGTTACCATATTATGTCCCTTACCTACCAATACATCATATTGACTGGCAATGACTGCGCCAAATGGTCCTCCTCCTGCGTTTACACTAAATTCTGCCAGTCCGCAGGCATTTGACATAAATCGTTTATCCATCTATCATACATAAAGATATTTATTTTTGATACATTTCCAACATTTTTTCTTTTTGTTCGTCATAATCCACCATTGGTTTATAATATTTCACACCTTTATATTTCGGATCCATATGTGCGGTATGCCAATTATGAATATCCCGGGGTTCTACTTCGGCTAATTCAGGTATCCATTTTTTAATAAATTCACATTTGTCATCAAAACTTTTAGATTGTATCCATGGATTCATATCACGGAAATAAGGTGTTGCATATACACCCGTACTCGCTACACTTTGCCAGTTCCCTTGATTTGACGCTACATCATAGTCCGTTAATTTTTGAGCGAAATATTTGGCTCCTTCTCTCCAATCTATCAATAATGTTTTTGTCAAAAAATTCGCCGTTGCCATACGTAACCTATTATGCATATAACCCGTGGTGTTTAATTGTCGCATTCCAGCATCAATTGCCGGAAACCCAGTTTCGCCGTGACACCAACGATCAAACCGACTTTTGGAACGACTCCATTTCACATGTTGGTTCGTATATGATTTTGTCATGGTTTCCGGGTAAGCAAATAATATATGAGCGAAAAAATCGCGCCATAAAAGTTCTCTTATCAAACCGTGTTTTATTCCATATTTTTCTTTATAAGCATAATAAACTTCCCGAATAGAAATACAGCCGAATTTCAAATAAGCCGATAAAAATGAGGTTTTGTTTATAAAAAAATCGCGGGTTTTATCATAATGGTTTTGTTCGGGGAGTGACTCTTTTAAGCGTTTCAAACCATTGGTGCGACCACCATGTACTAATATATTCGGATTGGCTTTGACAAACAATTGGGCGGCTTTCGCCAATGTCATTTCACTCCCGATGGATGGTTGGGTTTTCGACAAGTTTTTCACATAGGTTCTCATTGGTTGTTCTACTTTTAAATCTATCGTGGCTTCATAAAACGGTGTGAATTTTTTAAATACATCTTTGCTTCCACCGGATTTGACTGTTCCTGGTTCATGTAAATAATAATCCGCATAGGTTTCGCAGTTGATATTGCGTTTTTTACAATAATTCGCCGTTTCATTTTGTCTTTCTATTGCGTAGGGTGTATAATCCCGATTAAAATGTACCGATGATATACCGACTTTATTGATAAAATGCTCTATTATTTTCAATTGTTTACCATAATAAATACATAAATGCCCTCCATTTTTCGCGATTTCCTTAGATAAATCTTCTAAACTTTCTATCATAAATTGGATTGCGTTTTGCGAACGATATGAATTGTTTTTTCCGACTTGGTCGGGTGTAAATATAAAACATACATATAATTCTTTGCATTTATGACTGGCTGCGATAAGCCCGATATTATCTATCATTCGTAAATCTCGGTGAAAAATAAATAATCCTTTTTCGGTTGACATAGATAGAATATAATTATAAAAAATTGAATTAAAAATAACTTATTCTATAGATAATATAGTATAACCCTCATAACGATGGACTTTGAAACATTATTTTACGACATCTTAGCAATCATTAATATTGCATTCTTTGCATTGGTTAAAAAAACCCACGATATTTCTTTAATTATTATAGAAAAAGTAAAAAATTATGATTATCAGGCATTGGGATTGAAAATCGCTTTTTATGCCGGTCAAGCGAAACAATTTGTGGTAGAAACATATGAAAAAAATTGTAAAAAAGGCGACCCCATTGATGTAGCCAAAGAAACTGCCGTTTATTATATAAAATATTTACATTCGGTGTTGTTGTCTTATCGTATAGAACCATTGGAGAATAAGTGGATTTCTACTGCATGTATATATCAAACTCCTTTTGATAAGTCGACAATGAGTTATACATATAATGAAAATTATGAACCAATGGTTACATCACATGAAAATGAGACGAACACGATTGTTACCGCGAATCCATTGGAACAGTTCAATATTTGGTTTCATGCCGCACAAAATCTAATGAAATCGAATAAAAATATAGACGAATGTTTATTGACGATGAAAACCGGTGATAAATATATTTATAAAATATGTAATGGTTGGAATAAATCGGGCGATGAATTACCGGTTGAATTATCCAAAGTAAAATTTTTGAATATTGAATATTTCCATCCGGAAAATGCAAAATCGATTACCATTGAGATGGATCGAAATGCTTATTTAATTGGGAATGAAATATTGTCGAGTACTTTTGTAAAACGTGCTTTGGAATATATGAATGATCGTAAATCATTTGATATGAGTTATTCATTGAAAATTATGGATAATAATTTGGAGAATTTTGTCTTGAAAAGTGATGAATATATTGTATTAGAACAGGATTCGTATAAAATTATAAAAAAAAATGACGGGGATTTGACAAATGATTGGGTAGAATTAACAGCTGAACCGAACGAAGGAGAGGAGGTAGCGAATGACATGGAGAAAATCGTAGAGGCCATCGTAGAGGAGGCGATGGAGAAAGCGGTGGAGAAAGTAGCGGATGTAACTGTGAATAGTGGCGAGGAAGATGCCAGTAAAGAAGAATAAAAATGATAATTATTATTTATTGTAAATAAATATCATTTATTTTGTGTTTCGGCGTGTTTTTTTATTATTTCTTGTGTTGCGTTTGGTTTTTTTGCCACCGTATTGTTTCAAACATTCTTTATAACGGGCACGTATTTCATCATTAATATATGATTTTACATCATTTAGTTTTTGATCCTTATATCTTTCAAGGTTTTGAAGATAATCAATAATTTTTTTATTTGAATCTAAATAAAATTGTTTTTTTATTTTATCTTTACACACATCATCATTAGATTTCAATATATTTTCTATATCGGTAATAATAAATTGTGCTTCAAACCGTAATTTTGGTCTATCTGTTGCTATAATCTCTTTTGAAAGGTTGTTACTGATTCCTTTATAATATCGAATCATATATTTTTCGCCGTCATAACTAATAAATTTGCCTTTATGCCATTTTTTATCAGTAGAATCGACAAGCGGTCCATTTTCTTTTTGTACTTTATCGATTGTTAAATATTGTATAGGGTCATCGGATTGTATGTTAGGTAATTCATGTTGTTGAATATATAGATCTAAATATAATATGCAACGTTGTAAAAGAAGTGTTTTATTTTTTTCGATTGATCCTTTGTTGGTGTTAATAATTGGTAGTTTGTTGTCTTTAATAAGTTGTATATTTTTAATAAGTTGTATATTATCATAAATTTGTTCAAGAGTTGTTGGAGGCGGAGGCGGTGAAGACGGAGTATTGTCAGACGGAGGTGGCAGAGGTGGCGGAGGTGGCGCACACTCGACCTTATGTTGTTCTATATAACTCATATATTTATTATATTTTGTTATATAATTACCATCTTCAACAGTAAAAACATCTTTATTCCGTAATTTGTCTGATGTTTTACTTATTAAATAATTGACATATTTATTAATTTTGCAAAATGCTTTAAAAGTACAAAGATAATCGTGATATCCTTTTTCGCCTGTAACTTTTCGTGAGGCATCTGGATTTATTTTATCTAAATATGTTTTCAGGTGACCTTTATTGTGCTCCTGATAATAATGATCTTGTATTCCAACTTCGTTTAATAACATAATAAAATATTTTTTATCATGAAGAATTTGTTGTTCTTCTAACTCCGCAATTGAACGTTCAAACTCATCCTGTTTCTCTTGTAATATATTATTGTAATCTTCTACTTCTTTATGTAAATCATGTATAGAATTCTTATTTATTTCTAGGGTTTTTAACATATTATTGTTATATTGTTTTAACCCGTTATTTTCTTCGTTCAATTTTTTTATTTCAGCCAGTAAACTCTCTTTATCAGCTTGTATTTCTTCTCTTTCCTTTACTTTTTTAGTTCTTTGTAATAGTTTTTCTTCATTTTCACTTAATGTTTTTTCTTTACGTTCAATATCTTCCAATTTTTTCGTTTTAGCCGCTAATTCTTCATTTTTAGCTTGGAGTTTTCTCTGGATATCCTCGATTATTTCATCGGCGTCAATAATTTGAAGACTTTTTTCATTTAATATTTGAGTTAAATCATTGCTTCTTTTTTCTAAGCCTTCGATTTCTGTTTTTAAATCAGTAATTTTTTGTGTTTGGGCTGTTATTTTTTCTTCTTGCTCTCTTATTTTTTTTAGTTGGCCTTCTATTATTCCTTTATTTGCACCAATATCTGTTAATGTTTTAACCAATTCTTGTTTCGCTGCAGTATTACTTGCTTCTAATTCTTCTTGCTGTTGTTTTAATGCGTTATTTGTTGTTTGTAAAGCTGTTTGTTGTTGTGTTAATACATAAATTTCTTTTTTGCTTTTTTCTATTTGTAGTTTGTTTGATTTCAATTCATTTGTGAGTGTTTCTTTTTTATTTTCTAACTCCGCAGTTTCTTTTTTCAAACCTCTAATATTATCTTCTGTTTCTTTAATAATTGCCACTGCTGCTGATAACCCATCTATATATACATTTATATCATTAATAATTTTGTTTTCTAATTCTGCATTTGTTTGAGATAATTCTGTATTCTCATATTGCAATTCTTTTAATTTATCCTCTGCATGTTTTTTTTGTGCGTTAATACTATCTAATTCCTTTTGTGCTGCTAATTTTTTTTTATCATTTTCTTCTTTTAATAATTCAGCGGCGTTTATTTGTCCGTTTAAATCTACAATATTATCTCCTAACACTGCCGTTTTTTTTAATAATTCTGTATATTCTGTTTGTTGTTTTTTTAAATCTTCTCTTAAAATCTCATTTTTATTAGTTGCCACTTCAATTTCTTTCATCAATGAATATGTTTCAGCTTGTTTTTGAATAAGTTCTTGTTTTTTTTTATCGACCTTGGTTTGTGCTTCCTGAATAGTAGCAGTTAACTTGTCAAATTCTTCGTTCTTTTTTTGTAATTCTGTTTTATTTGATGCGATAGAATCATTATAACTCTTTATGTTACTTGCAATGGCTCTTTGCTGTTTTAATAATTCATCTTCTTTTTGTTTGTACGTATTTAATTCAAGTTGGCTTATAGCAGTAGCACCAACTCTGTTATTTAATTCATCTTTTAAACTTTTCAATTCTTTATTGTTCTTACTTAGGGTGTTTTTAGACTCTTCAATAGTTTTTTTCTGATTTGTAGCATTCTCAGCCAAAGAAGTTATTTCAGTTTCTAATTTTCTTGCAGCTTCTTCTGCTGCTTTTTTTTCATGTATTTGTTTATTTAATTCCTCTTGTGCCTGTTTCAAAGCAGAATTTGCATTTGTAATTTCAGTTGTTAATTTTGTAGTTTCAGTAGTCTGGTTAGTTATTTCTAATCCAATCAATATACCATGTATACTATCCAATTTATATGTAATAATAGCAATCAAATTATATGCAGCATGCGTATTATTTGGTTTATTTACTTCTTTTTGCAAATTTTCATAATGAGCATTTAATTCATCTATTATAGTATTATTCCTTTTGACAATATCATTTCTATAATTTTTATTTATTTCATCAATATTCTTTTTTATTTCAGCTAAATATTGATTTATATTGAATGCCATTATACTATAATATATATTATAATGCAAAAATAAAAACCATTTAAAAACAAATTCTCATAATTATATACGGGCGTAATCATTATGGATGCAATGAGTATTCCTACCCCAAACCATAATCTGCATGGTAAATGGGATTTGTATTATCATTTACCAAACAACAACAAATGGGATTTATCCAGTTATACAATTATTATGAATGGGATAGATACAGTCGAAAAGGTATTATTATTAAACGACCAAGTCAATGATAATATTGTAAAAAACTGTATGCTCTTTGTTATGCGTGAGGGGGTTACGCCCATGTGGGAAGACCCAAAAAATCGTGAAGGTGGTTGTTTTTCCTATAAAGTAGTGAATAAACAGGTTTATGAAGTATGGACCCATTTATTTTATTTATTATGTGGGGAAACATTATGCGTAGATAAAAAATATAATAAACATGTGAATGGTATTACCATTTCTCCTAAAAAGAATTTTTGTATTATAAAAATATGGTTGGATACTTCTATGTATCAGGATCCAAATATGATTACCAATATACCGAATTTACTAAAGCAGGGTTGTTTATTTAAGAAACATGAACCTGAATTCTAAGTAGGGAAACCTACGGTTTCCCCTACGACCCCTTCCCTTTTCCAGTTCCAGGGAACCTACGGTTCCCCCGGACGCCCCTTCCCTTTTCCAGTTCCAGGGAACCTACGGTTCCCCCCGGACGCCCCCTCCCTTTGTAAAAATATATAGGTAATATATAGGGAATATATAATGGATAAAAAAAATATAAAAATAGATGATATGACTATTTATCATTCCGTTCGATTAATCATGCATCATGTCATATGTGCTATTGAAGAATGCGACCAGGATATTATAGATGAAGAGCCAATGAATAGTGTTTGGCAGAATGTTCCAGATGAACCCAGTGTGTCTAAAAAAAAGAAACATATAACATTTAATGTTTCTAAAGAGGAATATATTATACCGAACTGTCGTGATTATTTGTCAGTAGAAGAACGACAACGTATTTGGTATACGCCCAAAGAATATACTATCATGCAGCGTCAAGCCAGTAATGAAGTGTTTATATATATGTCTGCCTATCCTGCTACCAATTATCGCCACTGTATCAAAAAATTATGGACGGAATATAATTTCATTCCATCGGAATAAATAATTTACATAATATTTTGTTATGTAAATTATTACTTATTATGATAATTATTTCTAGTTTTATTCGTTTTATTCATTCTTCTTTTTGCCTTTACTTTTATTATTTTTGCCTTTACTTTTATTATTTTTTTTCTTAGTTCCATGATTATTTCTACTCGATGGTTGACTCGATGGTTGACTCGATGGTTGACTCGATGGTTGACTTGACTGACGTCTCGACGGACGACTCGATGGTTGACTTGACTGACGTCTAGATGGTTGACTTGACTGACGACTCGATGGTTGACTTGACTGACGTCTCGATGGTTGACTTGACTGACGTCTCGATGGTTGACTTGACTGACGTCTCGATGGTTGACTCGACTGACGTCTCGATGGTTGACTTGACTGACGTCTCGATAAAATTGGAGAGTTACTACTACTCGATAAAATTGGAGACATTGGACTAGTAGAGGCATTCTTATTTTTTTGATAACTAGTACTACTCGATGAATCTGGAGACGATGAACTAGTACTCGATGAATCTGGAGACGATGAACTACTACTCGATGAATCTGGAGAAGATGAACTACTACTCGATGAATCTGGAGAAGATGAACTAGTACTCGATGAATCTGGAGAAGATGAACTACTACTCGATGAATCATCAACATCCGGTAAATCCACTAAAGAAACACCGTTAGCTGGTGGTTGTTGAGAGGAGTTTGCTGTTTGCAAATCACATCTCGAGTCCAACATTTTTTGAATTTTATTTATAACAAAATTACAAGAGTAAGCTGCTGTACCTATTACCCCAATACCAACAAACACTATTATAGAGTTTTGAAGCTTTTTATAAATTATTTTAGACTCTTTGGTAGCAGCTATACAAGCATCTGTCATGGCTCCCGCACCAACCGGAACGTCTTCTGGATTCAATAAAATTAAAAGTACATTAACAACTTCAAGTAAAGCCCTCCATGCGCCATCGCCGGCACAATGCATGGCCTTTTGACTCATCCACTCACTTATGTATAATAGTGCCGAACTAACAATAGCAGTTTTCAATAAAGCATACACCCCCCATATAGATAAACCTGCAATAATAGCACAAAATAGATATCCTAACGCATTAGCTACCCATCCAGCACCGCCTTTATATTTTTTTCCACCATATTTTATGAGGTTTTTGTTTAAAATGTTCCCATTGTTACTAAATAAATCTTTAAAAATTTTATTCTTGTTTAAATTTTCAAGTATTTCTTTATCCTTATCAGTTAATTCTCCTAAACACCTATTCATATATATATATATATATAGGTTTTCCTAAAACTATTTGTTTTCCTAAAACTATTTGTTTTCCTAAAACTATTTGTTTTCCTAAAACTATTTGTTTTCCTAAAACTATTTGTTTATTATACCTAATTGTCGTCATTATTTGTCAGAAGAACAACGCCAGCGTATTTGGTATACAGCTCATGATTATACTATCATGCACCATGAAGCAAGTAATGAAATATATTCATATATGTCTGCCTATCCAGGAACAAATTATTGCCACTGTATCAAAAAATTATGAACGGAATATAATTTCATTCCATCGGAATAAATAATTTACATAATATTTTGTTATGTAAATTATTACTTATTATGATAATTATTTCTAGTTTTATTCGTTTTATTCATTCTTCTTTTTTGCCTTTACTTTTATTATTTTTGCCTTTACTTTTATTATTTTTGCCTTTACTTTTATTATTTTTGCCTTTACTTTTATTATTTTTTTTCTTAGTTCCATGATTATTTCTACTCGATGAAATTGGAGAGTTACTACTACTCGATGAATCATCAACATCCGGTAAATCCATTAAAGAAACACCGTCAGCTGGTTGCAAATCACATGGCGAGTCCAACATTTCTTGAATTTTATTTATAACATAATCACAAGAGTAAGCTGCTGTACCTATTACCCCAATACCAACAAACACTATTATAGAGGCTTGAAGGTTGTTATAAATTGTTATAGACTCATTGGTAGCATCTATACAAGTAGGTGCCACGTACTTGTGGTCAACATATTGAACTCCCAAAGAAATCGGAATGTTTGATGGATTCGGCTGCAATAAAAATCTAAGTTGAGTAACAACTTTATAGAGAGAACCCCATAAGTATGGACGGGCACAATGCATGGCCCTATCAGTTATTATATCACTTATGTATGATAGTGCCGATCTAACAACAGCAGTTTTCAATAAAGCATACAACCCCCATATAGATAAACCTGCAATAATAGCACAAAATAGATATCCTAACGCATTAGCTACCCATCCAGCACCGCCTTTATATTTTTTTCCACCATATTTTTTGTGGTTTTTTGTAAAAATGTTCCCATTGTTACTAAATAAATCTTTAAAATTTTTATTCTTGTTTAAATTTTCAAGTATTTCTTTATCCTTATCAGTTAATTCTCCTAAACACCTATTCATATATATATATATATATATATATATATATAGGTTTAATTATTATTACGTCGATTACTCCTTGACTTTCTCCGTCTATTACGATTATCTCGGGATCCTTCATTACGCCTTTTTGTTTTAGGTCGTCGACGTTTTCCGCCATAAGGCATTTTTGTCAATGTGCCAATAATATTATTTCGTATTCTTCTACCATCCGCGTTATATTCTAAATAACCAGCATCATTTGAAAATGGCGCGCATGTTAAATCTACTATAAATAAACGCGTTACACCACGTTCTGCCAAATAGGTTACAATATCACTTAAATTTACTGGAGCTATTTGTGTTCCTCTCGTTGTTTCTCCTTTTGATTCTATAATTTTTGTATAAAGAGATCCTTGATTACGCGGCATATTTAAACATGTTATACTCCAATCTTCATTTCTGGATCTATCGTGTTTACCTAAACTATATTGTTTATTTATCATTGTACGGGATGCAGTTATACAATTTACCAGCTGATCTCCTCTTGGGAAAGAACGTATATAATGTTGAATATCATTTATCTCTTCGGTTAATTCATCAATCTCTTCCTTTTTTTTTCCTTTTTTTAATTCTTTTATACTATCTTTTAAACTTTCTTCCTGATTCGTCAATCTTTCTGAAATAGATGCTTTTATTTTCGGTAATAATTTATCTGCTGTATGTTTTATAGATTTTTTTGTAATGTTATTTCGTTCCATATGGTTTCTTATCATCAGATTCATGGTACTTACCTCATCCCCATCAATGATTTCGGTAAATTGTGGTATATATTCTCTATAATTTCGTTTTAATCCATTGTTTATTTTTTCAACATCACTTACATGAATATCATTATCACCTGCTACAAAATTAATAATGCCGGGTGCTACCGCATTGAATTTATAAAATTCTTGGATACTATCTGGAATTGTAAAGGTTTTTGGTACATTTGTTTGTGTACTACTTCCGCCTATACTCGTAATTGTTTTCAATTCTACGGGTATTTCTCCATGTGTAGTAATTGATAAAATCACTGTATTTGGGTATTCATCTGTAGAAATTCTTGAACTAGATTTGGCAATTATTGATGGGGGTGGTGGTAATGCTTTTTTTGACATTATAAAATATATATTTTATGGAGAAATAAATTCTAAATATGCTATTGAATATAAAAAATTGATTTATTTTTATTATTATCATAAAGAAATATAAAACCAATTGAATATTATTAATAACCTTCCCAATGAAAAAAATTCCACGATATATTGATGCTTTACGATCCGAAATAATTTATGATGTTGGCGAAAGTGCCGAAGAAAATTTTGATATTTTAGATGATGCCACTGGTGAAGATATGTGGTTTCACGTTCAGGGATTTTCATCATGTCATGTCATTGCCCGAATTGATGGTATAGAATTAGATAAAAAACAATTACGTCAAGTCATTACCCAAGGGTGTATGTTGTGTAAACAATATTCTCGTTATGCTTATATGAATAATTTAGTTGTCATTTATACTCGTGTTAAAAACGTCAGAAAAACAAATATAGTAGGTAGAGTAGTTACCAAGGATGTCAAAAGCCGTGTCCTGTAATCCGGGGAACCGTAGGTTCCCCCGGACGCCCCCTCCCTACGACCCCTTCCTTTTTAGTTTTACTTTTATAGATAATTTATTGTAAAAATAATAAATTATTTTTTTCAGGTCCCAAAATTTCCTTCAAATTGAAAAAGGAAGGGGTCGTAGGGGAAACCTTGGTTTCCCTATTTTTTGTCTAATACTACCTCTTTCAGAACATTTCGGATGATTTTGTCCCGGAATTTATTTTCCTGTTCTTCTCCCCTTCCACCCAATGCAACCAATGCCAATTCTGTGAATTTTTCATTAGCCTCTGTATTATTTACCACACTTTCTGGATATGCCAATTGCCAATCTTGTATTTGGTTCAAATTTAATTGTGCCACCTTATTAATCGCCCATTTCAATCTCCGTTTTTCATCATTCTCTTTTTCCCATTTGTCATTATCTTTTATATAGAGTGTTTCGCGTTTCAAATCCGTACAATGGATAGGTAATTTCTCTATTTCCATATTTCGTAATTCTTTGATAAAAATACGTGAAATACCTTCTACGAAACCTAACCTACCCGTGGTTTCAAAATCATGTATGGTTAATTTCAGTGAATTCACGAAATCCACTATATTCATGGCATCTTTACATGTTTCGTTCAAAAAGAAATTCAGATTGAATTGATTATTTGTGGTATTATTATTATTCGTGGTTACAATAGACTGTTGATTTTTAGATAATTCCAAAATTTGTTTATTATGTTCTTCATTTTGTTGTAATAATTTATTTTGTAATTCTTTATTCTGTTCTATAAGAACATTTTGTACTTCTTTGCTTTGTTTTATTACTTCCATAACCATATCAAATGGTATATTTTCATTCGTTATATCTTGGGATTTTTTACATTGTTTCTTATGCGTCCATAAACTTGAATGATATTTATACGCCTTACCACATTCGCATACATATTTATGTATTTTGTCATCAATTAAAATATTATCGTAATGGGATTTTTGTAGTATTTGGGATTTTTTTATATGTTTTGCTGTCAATAAATGTTTTGAAAAATCTTTTTTGTTACGAGTATTATAGCAGCATATTTCACAAGTAAATAATGGGGATTTTTCGGTAGTCATTTTGTAGTATATATTACTACATAAAAAATCCCCTAAATTCTTTTTAACAAAAATAATAAATAATAAACTATTGAAAAGAATGCATATTGTATTAATATTTATAATTTATTTTATTGTTTGTTACTATATTATCATAAGAGGATTTTGATGTAGTATTTTGGGATTTTTATTTTGTATGGTAATAAATATTTTTATAAAGATATATATTTATTACGTGTTATGGTAATATAAATTTATTAAAATATTCTGGGGATTTTTTTGTAGTATTTTTGTAGCATTTTATACTACAACAAAAATCCCCTAAAAAGTTTATAATTTTTTTATAAAAAAATTATGCTAACAGTTTTTCACGTATTTTTTCGGTATTTAAAGCATCTACGAGTGAAACTGATTTTTTCGATTTTTTTATAAAATTTATTCTTCGCTTTTTCAAAAATGGACATTTTAAAAATGTCCAATTTTAAAAAGTGACCCCATTTCTTTTTCCGAATTTTTAGGGGTACCACTAATTATTTCGTTAAATTTATATAACATAATATTTAAAACAATAATTTTATATATATTTTATACTACTTATAACGTAGGTAAATAATTATAATATTTAGAAAAGCGGGATTTTTTTGTTTCCATGATGTTTCCATCGTGACTGACAATGAAAATATGGTGTGGTGTTTATAATTATTTTATTTATTATAAATCCATTTATAATAACAAATAATTTAATAAAAATTGCAGGATTTTCGGGATTTTTTCATTTCCATTTTTGGAAACAGAAAAATCCCGCTGATTTTTCATAAAAAATTTTATGGTAACAACTTTTGGCGTATTTTTTTGTTTTTTAAAGCATCTACGAGTAAAAATGGATTTTTCACTTTTTTTGTAAAATTTAATAATCGCATTTTGAATTTTGGACATTTTTAAAATGTCCAAAAATAAAAAGTGGACCCATTTCTTTTTCCGATTTTTTGAGGGTACCACTAATTATTTCGTTAAAATTATATAATATAATGTAATAAAATTGAATTTGAAATTGCCTAAATAGAACTATATAATACTAACCAATGGAATCTAATACGAATACCAATTTATTAACGATCGTGCAAAATTTGATAACAACAAAAGGTTTGAAAAAATTAGCCGCTGAATTAAATATAGCTACTGGCACAATCACGAGATGGATAGAATTAAACGATATTCCTATCAATTATGAATTTGATTTATTGAAATTAGCGGGTATAGCAATAGATTATTCAAAATATTCGTCCAAACAGAAAGACCAATTCTTTACGCCCGTTACAACTGCTAAACATTGTTATGATATATTTTGCGATGTGATAAAACAATTCAACGAAAACCACATCGATTTTACATATATAGAACCATCCGCGGGAGACGGTAATTTTCTCCAAGTTTTACCTGCAGAAAACACGATAGCGATGGATATTGAACCACGACACTCCGCAGTAATAGTTCAAGATTATTTGAATTGGAAACCTAATCACCCAGCACGATATGTAGTATTTGGTAATCCCCCCTTTGGATTAAGAGGGCATCTCGCATTAAAATTCATAAATCATTCCTACGAATTTGCCGAATATGTGTGTTTCATATTACCCCAATTGTTTGAGAGTGATGGAAAAGGTGTCCCTCGTAAAAGAGTGAAAGGTTATCATTTACTATATTCAACCAAATTAGAATCCACATTTTATGAACCAACGAATAATGAACTAAAAATAAATACGATATTCCAAATATGGTCGCGTAATCATACCAATGAAGAATATGATATCAAAGATTACACGAATGATAAAATGAAAATTTATTCTATGTCAGATGGAGGAACGGTGGCAACTACCCGAAATAAAAATATGATAGGTAGATGTGATGTATATATTCCATCCACCTGTTTCGGAAAAGAAAATATGAAATCGTATCATCGGTTTGACGATTTACCCGGAAAAAAAGGCTATGGTGTAGTATTTCATTATAATAAAGAGGAAATGATACATAAGACACGACAATTAAATTGGGGTGAAATAGCCTTTTTATCTACGAATTCTGCCTATAATTTACGAAGTTCACAAATATACTCTATACTATTACAGAATTAACAAAATCCGCAATCTCCTGGATTGGTGTGGTGTCTGTCATTTTGAAAGTATATGATTTTTTTACATTTTCTTCATTTATGCCGACCGAAGTATCTAATTTGAAAGCACCTTTTTCTTTACGCCAGGTGACGCATTTTGTAGGGAAATAAGGTTCGCATTTATTTTTACTTTTATATTGTTCTTCGGTGAAATTGGGGAAAATAGTTAAATATAAACATTCAGGTGCTATATCAATAAATATCATATAATTTGCTTTCCATGGTATTTCCCCTAATTCATGTTGGAAATTATGAGATGTGCAACCTTGGTGAGCGGTTTTTATTTCTACGGATTTATCTTTTATGGTTCCGTCTCCGGCTCCACCACCCAATTTTTTTGTTTTTGTACCATCTACGCTAACGGGTATTCCGGTAGCCGAGCATATATTTTGTATGAAATTTTCGCCGACATTTCCAGCGTTATTGGATTGTAATTTGACAAAATCCTTATAAGGACTATTTTTCCATATATCTTGGTTTTCTTCTTTGGTTTTTTGTATATTGATTAAATTTAATAATAATTGATGCGGTACGGTAGTATTGATTTGTAGCTGTTCTGCCATAGTTGATAATATACGGTCTATATATTTATTTACGTGAAATGCGAGTTTCAGTTATAAGTAATGTTATTATCTACCAAATAAGATTATTTTTGTCATTCAATTTTCTCCAGGGAACCAATCCAGGGAACCTACGGTTCCCTTGGACGAACCCTCCCTTTGTAGGGAAACCAAGTTTTCCCCTACGACCCCTTCCTTTTTAAGTTTACTTTATAGATAATTTGTTGTAATGAATAACAAATTATTTTATCAGGACACCTTCCCTACAAAGGGAGGGGGTGTCCGGGGGAACCGCAGGTTCCCTGGAAAAGGGTTCGTCCAAGGGAAAGGAAGGGGTCGTAGGGGAAACCATGGGTTTCCCTACGAGGGTGGTAATGGAGCTAAACATAATTTAATTTCACCTAATGATGCTACATCATATTTCACAATCAACGGTAAATCATTTCCCAAATACATTTCCAAATGACTACATAAAGGAGTACATTTAATAAAATGGCTCAAACTCTTTAACGAAAATTCACCCTGGATAATGACCGAGGCATCTGGTTTTTGTATAAATTCCATATATCCATCCGATTCGGAACGGAAAATGCGTGAACTGGCAAAATTACCTTCACATGAAAATATCAAGTCATTTCCCACGGATTTAATTTCAATACGGTCTGAAATACCGTTCAAATCACGAATAATTTTTTGGAAATCCGCAGTAGGTAAATTAATCACAGTAGAGTATTCTACATCAGGCACGATTAATTCCTCAGTATCAGGCTCAATTAATCGCAACTTTTGACTATAGCATTGTTTAATATCTCCATTATCATATTGTAACCCCAAATGTGAGACAATACCGTCATGATAGTCGGCTTTATCAATATACATGGAAAGCGTATCGTCATTTGACATGGTAGAGATGACTTTAAACAAATGAAGAGTATTGGCACAAACAATAATTTTATCTGGATTACAAATATATTGCTCGAATTTATAAGACTTTAAATTCACATTTACTAAAATAGTATGGGTTTTATCAAAATTAATGATTTTCATACCATCTTTCGTAAATGTGATGGTGGCATCGGTTAAGATATCCTTAATCGCCGTAATCATATTACGAATAGGTTGTATTTGCACGGTTTTGATGGTTAATACATTTGATTCTTCGTTCATTTAGAAAAAATCGGTTCTTTACTTTTATTTAATGCGTTCTGTTTATATTTTTTTCGCATAATTAGTTTTATTTCATTTTTGAACGCATTTTCGGAATTATTTATGAAATTACCATTTTTATTAGACCCTTGCCAAAAAACATAAATAAAGTAATATTCCAAACAAAGGCATATTTGTTTCATTCACGGTTTTTTGTATCATTTCCGTCGTCATTTCTTCGGTTCTCGTTTTATATAGATTTTTAAATATAGGTGTAAAACAAAGTATATACATTACACTGGTTTTCCAATGAAATAATTGAATGAGATGAAATAAATTCCAAAAAACATTTATATGTAAAATCAATTTAGCAAAAGTTATGGCTTTCTTTATTCCAAAAACATTCGGAATTGTACGAATACCATTTTGTAAATCGCCCTGAGAATCACGTATATCTAATAATATTTCATTGAATAGAGAACCGAAAAAAATGGTTCTCGTAGCAATATCGAGTAACTGATTTTGTAAATAGGTAGGCGTATTTAATGTTCTCGTTGTTAAACCCGCAAAATAAATACTAAATCCGACTAAGGAAGCACAGGACAGATTTTTTATAAATAACGCTTTTTTAAGAATAGGGGTATAAAGAGTAATATTCAATATTGCTAAATGTATCATGGTTCTCAATTCCGGAGATAAAAATGTATAGGTTAATCCATGGATTGTTCCAATAATTACTATATTTGTTACGAGTGCTTCTCGAACGGTGACCTGTCCGGTAATAAGGGGTCGTTTCGGATTGTTTATTTTATCTACTTTCATATCAAACAAATCGTTCATAATCATACTACTACACATGATGAGAACCATATTGAATATTCCGATCAAAAAAGACGGATTATGTAGGAGCGATGTGATGGAAGGTTGGAGAATATAACCACCAGTAAAACTCAGTAGCGCAGTGGGAAGAATATTTTTATATCGGACGAGTTTCAAGAGACCCGTTGTTTTTTGGCGTAGTCTTTCCCTGATACTAATGGGCGGAAAATCGGTATTTATATTATGAGCGTAAGAAGAGATGGACGCCAAATCACGAGAACTCACGACCGCAATATTTTCAGTTGGAATGGTGGTAAAAGAAAAAACATAGGGAATGAATAGTATAAACCAAACAGAGGAGAACATTTTATTCCTTTGCATTTTTAAATTGGGACAGCTTTAAGTTGTTTCATCAAATATTTCAACTATGATATTTTGTATGAATATAAAATCTCAATATATTATAAATGAGTATTCCCGAATATCATTCCGCAATATATAAAATAAATACAAATAAAAAAATCGCAACTCGTATTTCTTTTAAACATCATAATTGTAGTTTATTACCAAAAAGAATGGATTTTACAGAATTAGCAATAATATTAAGTAAAATGCAGGAAATATGTTTTCATGATAAAAATATAGATAATGAAAATACAGATCGCATAGTTGATTTATTTTTAGAAAAAAGAGAGAAAACATTTATGGTAGCAATTTCGCTTGGATATTTACCTGGAGTTACGAATTATATGGATTTTATAGATGGAGGAGCAGCAACCGTCCAAAAAAGTGATTTAGATTTTTTAGATCATCCTCAACCATGGATAAATGAAGTATGCCGCGCGAAATTTAGCCAAATGCCGCCTGGAGAATCACCAGTTACAATAGTAATGGAAATGATTGAAAAATATATTAAAGAATATTTGATGAAAAACTCAACAAATATAAATGGTTTGTATTTGTATGTTGAAAAAACCCCAGAACATGGGAACCCTGATTTTTTATTAAAATATTATGAAAAATATGGATTTAGACAAATGGCACATGAAGATGATGAATATTTTTATATGTGTAAAAAAATAAGAAATACACATACGAAAACATTAACCAAAACCAGGGTAGTTAAATTTGGTGGTAGAAAAAGTAGGAGAAAATAGTAGACTTGTCAAGTAGAGTGAATTTTAGCAATATATATAATATATAATATATATATTATATATATTATATATAATGTCAAAAAAAAATGCAAAAATGACATCGATTCACGAATCTAGTTCTGACGAATCTAGTTCTGACGAATCTAGTTCTGACGAATCTGGTTCTGACGAATCTAGTTCTGAAGATGATGATTCTATTTATGAATATGAAGTAGATATTAAGAAAATTTTCAGTGACATATCAATAATGATGAAAAACGGAAAAAAAATAAAAGACATAACCTCTTACTTAAATGTTAATATACCTGATTATCGTAAAAAATTTACCAACTATATGGACCCCGATGATGAATGTGAAAAAGCAAGACGGTTAGCAAAAAAAAGAGAATTATTAAACTCATCACATCCTCTATATCAATACAAGAATTTCACCGCACGTAATGATATAGCACTAGGATCCATTAACATTTTGAAGACAAGAGACACAAAAAATATTATAGCATGGAATCATGAAAACAAAATTATGGAGTCAAATGAAATAATAAATGACAACAACGAGAATTATACAGCAATAGGAAAAGGTTATTGTGGAAATTGTTGGCTATGTGGTTTTCCTGTGTACTTTTATTTTTCAGGTGAAGATGAGGATGGTAACAGTTATGTTTCAGCATGTGGCGATTGCGAACATATTGGGGCAATTGGAGCATCATTATTATCTGGGATGTTAGCGTCATCTAGTGGAGACGGAAAGATATTTAATTACGGAACTAGCCACAGACATTGTAATCAAATGAAAAGTAATAAATTATCGATGAAATTTGATAAATCAAAGAAATTATGGGTAGTTGATTATGATGAAATTGAACGAATAATAACTTCTATCGTTCATGACGGTGTGCCACATGAAAACGAATATGACCCAGAATTCAAACAAATTATTATAAATGGTGATTTAAATAAAGACAAAATGAGAACTCGTATTGAAAACTATACAAAGAAATGGTGTAATAAAGCAAATGATTTGTTAAAAAGTGTTACAACACATAGACGTGATATCGCGTTAGCAATAGTAAAAATATTAATGTATACATTTAACAAAGTGCGAAAAAGATTTATAAAGTTGACGGGAAAATCGAAGGGAAAATTGAAGGGAAAATTGAAGGGAAAATTGAAGGGAAAATTGAAGGGAAAATCGAAGGGAAAATCAGGTAAACGTGGAGGTTATAAATCTAACGGTACAGATATACTCATGATAGATAAAATAAGTGGTTTTGGAATTGATAGTAATTTGAATGATGAAACTGTTGACAAGATGTTAACTGAATTACGAAAAGATCCAGTATTTTACGAATTATTAGATAACTTGATTAAGTCATTTGAATCAAAACGGTTCAAAACTCATGAATTTAGTTCCAAATCAATAAATGAATCAAAAGTTATCAATAAAAATAAATACTATACTGTCGAAAATAAAAGTATTAAAAAAGAAGAAAACCAAGAAAAAACAAGATATTCTAATAAAGAAAATAAAACACGAAGAAAAACACAAAAAATAAGGGAGGGTTCGTCCAAGGGAACCATAGGTTCCCTGGATTAGGTTCCCTGGAAAGGAAGGGGGTATAGGGGGTAGAATCCCTACCCATGGGTTTCCCTGGAAAAGGTTCCCTGGAAAGGGAGGGGGCGTCCGGGGGAACCGTAGGTTCCCCGGAGAAAATTGAATCTCTTTATTCTTTATTATACAATAAACAATAAACAAACCAAACAAATTACCAAACATGTTCTCCAAACCAGTTCAACAACCTTCAGCAAATCCAAAAGATCAACAAAAAACGGAACTTGCCAAACGTATTACTGAAAAATTAAAAAAAAATAGAACTTATTTCTTTCGACCAATTGCGATTGATGGTATATTATGTTATCCCGTTATTTACGGTGGTAGACATAAAATCGTCAATTTTGAATCTATCCATATCAATTGCTTTGTAAAAAAAGGCGAAAAAAAATACAAACAAAAATATTCATTATTCTTTCAAAAATATAAAACCATAGTAGGCGCATTAAACTTAATTGAAGATGTCATTAAAAATTATAAAATATACAATGGCGATTTGGTGAGTAAAGAAGCATATGAATTAATGAAATTAGAAGAAGCGATTGTTCCTTATACCGAAGATCAAGTATGTTGTGTATGTAATGATAATACTACCGATATTACTTTATGTAAACATCATATTTGTTTACAATGCCGCGAACAATGTTTATTAAACGAACAACTCAATTGTCCGGTATGTCGTAAAGAAGAAATCATCAATATGTATTGTAATGAAACGAATTTGATAAATAATAGCGAATATCATATATTACAATATGCATTTGAATATGAAGATGATAAAACAGTATTAGATATCGAAGATATAGATGATGATTCGGAAGATGAAGAAGCCGTAACAGAAATCAACCATTCATCAACTCCTATGTCTATCGTAGATTCAGACGATGAACCTGAACCAATTCAAAACCAACTTATGTCAAACAATAACACTGATACCGAAATTGTAGAAATCATTTATAATGCGAGAACCCCTGAAATCATCGTGATTGATGAAGAAACCAGCGAAGACCTTAGACAACGAATGCAGGATACAATTCGTTATTATAGTCACTCTGGATTTCAACCTCATAATGGTATACATACTACATTGAGTTATAATATTACCAATGTAACGTTGACCCGTGGTAGTAGTGGAAACTCGCGTAGTTCATCCCCAATGAATCAGGTATTGGCAGATATAGTAGAAGAAGGTGAAATCGTAGAAAACGATAGATATTTTCTGTAAAAATAATAAAAATAAAAAAATCGTATACCCATGCGATTTTTTTATTTGGCGCTGTTCTTGCACTTTCCCTGTTTTTTACAGGTTTTGTTTGCCAATTTCAATGCTTTACTGGTTTTTTTACAACCGGATTTCAGTATATGATAATCTACGATACTGGCATTGCCGCCCGTAATGGAACTGGCTAAACGAGCGATGCCCCAACTTTCGGCGGTTTGATTTGGACGCGAACCACTGGAATAATAAGCACCGCGACCTTTATTTACGATTTGTTCTAATGCTTCTTGCGAACATTGGGTTTTTTCGGCTAATTCTTTGGAAGGATGGATTTTGTCAATACCGTATAATTTACGGGCATGTTCTAAATGACGGGACTTCTTGGATTTGAACGATTTGACTTTGGGGCGTTGAAAATATTTGCCTTTACGGTATAATTTGCGGGATTTGATTATATTTTTCTTTTGTTTTTTTAAATCGGATTGGCTTAATGATGGTGGAATATATCGTTCGATTATATTTTCCATTTGTATTTTTTTATATATGATGATAAAAAAATATTTTTTATTTTTCAATTGATGTAATTATCTTTTATAAGTTTTTCGAATGCGTCTTTTATGTAATTTTTTATATTTCTTTGTTCTACCACCAAAAAGTTGGTAGTCGTCGATCGATTTGGTGCTTAGAATGGGTTGATCTTTGCGTAATTGCATATTACCTTGTATATTTTTTGGATATAATAATTGTTTGTTTGCATCTTTTGCAATATCTTTATATATTTCTGTAAAGTTTTTGGCCGATATATGTGTAACCCAATCAGTACTATTACCAGTTATAAAAGTAAAGGGTTTGTCATAGTTCAATATTGTCATCATTTCTGGTTGAGAAACAATTTCGTCTTTACCTGAGGATGTATCTTTTTGAAATAGAATAGTATCTTTGTTAGCTTTATTTATATAATATTTTTGTAAACCATCCTCAAAAAGTGTGGCTTTGACAGGTGAGTTATAATCTATTAAACTTTTTAAATTGTTATATATGGTATATAATTGAAGACTATGAAGGATTTTGTAACCTGTAGATTGAAAAGTATTTATTTGGTTGATTAGTAAAGGAGCGGCAGCGGCAGCGGCAGAAGTAGTGGCAGCGACAGCGGCAGCGGCAGCAGTATTGGCAGCGTCAGTGGCAGCGTCAGTGGCAGCGGCAGCGGCAGCGGCAGCAGTATTGGCAGCGTCAGCAGTATTGGCAGCGTCAGTGTCAGCGGCAGCGGCTTCGGCAGCGGCTTTGGCAGCGGCTTCGGCAGCGGCTTTGGCAGCGGCTTTGTCATCGTCAGTGGCAGAGGGACCGGCAGCGGCATTGTTAGCGTAAGTGAGAGCTATATCTGCTTTGTCTTTGGCATCGTTAGCTTTTTTGGCAGTGGCTTTGGCAACGTTAGCTTTTTCGGCAGCGGCTTTGGCAACGTTAGCTTTATCGGCAGCGGCTTTGGCAGCGGCTTTGGCAACGTTATCTTTATCGGCAGCGGCTTCGGCAGCGGCTTCGGCAGCGGCTTTGGCATCGGCATCGGAAGCGGCAGCCGCAGCGGCACCGGAAGCGTCCTTTATTTGTGTTTTCAATTTGTCTAATGTTTCTAACAAATTTTTTCTAAGCATATATTCAACTATAATCGTATTGTATATTTTATACATTTCTTTGCCATTCCATTTGTCATTAATTAATAATATATTTGAATCATACGTTCCAGAATATGGAGTATTATACCAACTTTCAACCAGAGAAGTAAAATTTTTATTGTTCTCGTTTTGGATCTTTTTTAGTTGGTTCAAATAGTCAAGCACTGCAATATTAAAACTGCTATCAAACAACATATTACCAGATAAATCTTTATATATACGTATCACGTTACCACTTATATCTTCGAAACTTTCTTTTTTACTGGTAAATCCAAATTTATTTCCTAAATAGGCACTTGATCTGTTAATTACATTTAATGGCGTATTTATCGAAGAAGCAAAAATATTTTTAATTCCACTGCCCGTGTTTGCCAAAGGTTTCAAAATATTGTTTAACATTGAATTATTGCTTGTCGCAGTTGTTGAATTATTATTACTAAATTTTGTTGCCTGAAAATCGATCAATTCATTTGTTAACATTTGTTCTACATCACCAAAATTGGATGGACTAATTGGGGTAAGATTTTCAGGAAAAACAGAAACATTACTGTTAATTTTTTGAATATTCATTTTTACTTCTCCATTATCATCTTCATAAAGATTAATTTGTACGTGTTTTATTGTTGGTGTAGCCATATATATATATTATATCTATAAAATAATATATATTTTATCTTATTTCTTTTCAATGACATATTTTTCTCCTTTTTTCACTAATCGTCCAACCATCTTTAAATCAGCCCCCGTTTTTTGATGGTCTTCGTAATTTTCCATCGTATAAACTTCTTTTGTCACCGCGTTCAATGCATAATCCACTCCGTGTTCTTTAATTCGTTGTGCTTTCCAAGTCGTCTTACGTACATTCATTTCTGGTTTTTCAATCATATCCCTTTGGAAACTTGGGAATGAACCAAATTGGTTCGATGAAACCTTACCATAACCATAACAAACCAATGATTCCGCAGTATTTTTACCCGCATATACCGAACAATCAATTGCAGTTTCTTTTACGGCTTTCAAAATGGTTTTATTTGTTTTATCCTTGATACTGGCAATTTCGAATAAACTTTCATCCGTTGTAAAAGGTGTTTTACGGTCTTTTTTACTGACATCACGAATTCTCAATTCAATATTGTTTTTACTGGTTTTCTGTTCTTCACTCAAAACCGCTAAATAAAGAAAGACTTTTACCGTTCTCATATCTTCGGGTAATTCTTGATGACTACAAATACGACGAGCCCGACCAATGACTTGTTCCATACGAACCATATGCCAATAAGGGTCTACTAAATGGACGAACCGTGTATTTTTCAAATTAATACCTTCGGCGCCCGACGAGGTAATCATGAATATTTTAATAATTTCGCCATATAAATTGTTCTCATGTATTTCCTTTAATTGGGCGGAAATAGTAGGAGGCACTAAATCCCATGAACCATTATAAATGTTACGGATAAGTTCTTTTTCTTCCGCGGTTTCTGTTCCGGTATAGAGAACAAACTTTGGTTTACCTTTATCATCCTCATTCTCTACGATTTCCCAATTCGCCCCCGTCTTTTTCAATTTAAATTCCGCAAAACCATTGGCTTCCAAAATCAGTTTCAAAATACCCACACCTTCAATCGTACGGAATTGACTATATATTAAATGTAATCCCTTATTTCCTTCGTCCAACAATTGATTTAATAATTCAACGAATTTCGGACTATATTCTCCCAAATGGGTTTTCGATAAATATTCCTTTTCGCGGGGTTTTTCCGGATTGACCTTCAATTGTTCCAATGCTTTTTGAATACGGGTCTGGTAATTCAACATCTTCGCATCTGGTTTATCAGCTTCGGTCTTTTCTTCGGCATCTTCACCTACCGCCTCATCGGCTGCGTCAACTTCTTCATCATCAAAATTCTCATCTGCGTTTTTACGAACTTCCAAAGGAACGGCATTGAAATCATTTTCACTAATTGCTTTCTTCTTATCGGGTTTATCCGGTAATGGACGTTCAATGCCTTCGGGAAATGCGAAATTACATGCGGAACGTGAAAAAATACGAAAAGTAGGGGATATATCTTCATCCTCCGCTTTTGCACTCAAACGTCTTTTTCGTTGGCGTTCTTCTTCATCGGCTTCTTTTTTACGGATTTTTTCATAAATTCCGTATTGATGTGGAGACATATCACATTTCACAATATGGAAAATATTACCATCCGCAGTTTTGTCAAATGTTGGTAATAATTGTTCCTGTGCACTACGGAAATAAGAAGTTAAACCTAAAATACGGCGTTGGAAAGCATTTATATTCGTAATATTTTCACTATCTTCGTTATATTTAAACATGGCATTGAATTCCTCTTTATCATCTGGCAACGCTTTATTGTTTACAATCGTGGGTTTACCAATGACTTCTAATCCATTGTCTTTTAAGATTCGGATAACGGTTTTTTCAAAAACTGTATCGGTCATATTACCTGTATCGTCTAATGTAACTCCATTATATTTTTCCATTTCATCCGCTCCGCCTTTTTGAGGGTTGAATTCACCATTTGGACCCATGCGATATGCTTTTTCGGCACTGGCTTCTGGTTCAATTTCTAACTCGTCATAATCTATTTTCTCCGCGATTTTATCATATTCTGATACAGCAAATCTAACCTTTTTTGTTTTTGTATTTAGTCCCTTCTTACTCTTTTGTGTTTTTCCACCGGAAAAGAATGCGGAAAATCCACCAACCACTTTCCCAATTTTATCGCCGATTTTTTTGGTGGCTTTTTCAAAGACGGTTTTTTTCGCAACTGGTTTCTCGGCAGTTTTATTAGCATTAATAAATCCAAACGGATTACGGGTAATGGTTAACGTATTATTCGTATATTCTACAAAATCGTATGTTTTCAAATTCGCATTGGCAAACATTTCCATAATCGTATTGGAATTTATCGTTTGTTCGGTTTCCACATTGACTTTGAACGTCCAGGTTTTAATATATCCTCTCAAAATATTAAACAAAATACCGATTTCATTAGGATAATTGATAATAGGTGTTCCCGATAATAATACAATCTTGGCATTTGTCGCACTTGCCAAATAATGATATAATTTATATGCCAATGATTTCGGTTTGGAAATTTTATTTACAATACGACTCACTAAATTATGTGCTTCATCGATAATGACTACTGAATTATCAAATGGATTACGGGTAAAGTCGCCTGACAAGTTTTTCAGTCCGTTCATATTCAACCCATTATAATTAATATCGGTGTATTTACTACGTATCATTTCATTCAATTGCATATCAATTTCTTTTTGTTCTTCGGCCGTTTTTTCCGAAAAATTCGCTGGTTTTTCTATATTTACTAACCAGGCACCACCGTGTTTTCTAATATATTCACTCGAAATGGATAATGCTTTGGATAAAATACTGACATATTCGGGTTTTCCATCAATAGACACATATTCCCAATATTGGTTTTTTTTATATAATTCATCACCGCATTTTTTCAATTCACTAAAATAGTTCATTTTCAATGATGCAGGTGTCATAATAAAAACGCGTTTATTGGTTTTCATACCTTCGGCAATCGCAATGGAACTACATGATTTACCACTACCCAAACCATGATATAATAATAAACCACGATAAGGAGTATATAAATTCAAATAATCCAATAATATTTTTTGATGGGTTAATAATTCAAATTTGGCATCCGCTGGACGGTCGCATGAAATAGACTTCGAATCATCGGCTAATTCGCGTTTGTATGGTTCTAATAATTTCATTATTTTTTCAATATATAATTTACGATTATTCATATAGTAAGTCGGTGCGCGTAATGTGATTTGGGCTTTTGCGGGAGGTAAACGATCGTTAATTGGCTTACCATGAATATTAGAGGTGGTTAAATCAATTTCGAACCCGGTATCTACGATCTTCACTTTTGGACCACGTTTCTTTTTGATTTTTTCTGGTTTTTCCGTTTTTTCCGATGGTTCTTCTTTTTCCTCGGTTTTTTCAACGGCTTCATCTGGTACTTCCTTTTCGGATGTTTCATCTTCTACCACATCCACCTTTATTTCGTCTGATTTTTCAGCAGTTTTTTCGGCGATAAATTTATCAATTTCTTTAGAGATTTTGGTAATTTCATCATCCACGGTGTCCTCGCTTACGTTTACCGATTCGCCCACAATTTTAGAAGGAACAAGTATCGTTTCTTTGGCAGAAGTCGCTAATTTCTCAGGTTCTTCAATAACAACGGTTTTTTTCTTTTTGGTGATACCAGGTTCTCCAATAGGTATTACTTTTTCTTTATTCTCTGGTGATTTTTGTAATACAGTAACATGAAAAGGAGCTCTATGAATGATTTTATCTTCATTAAATATTTGTTCTCTTACAATGGATGTATATTTTCGTTTATCCACGATTTTATTTTTAATAACCGGTGGTTCAGTATTCTCCAAATCTTCTTCGCCTTCTTTGGGTGGTTTTTCCATTTCTTTGATTTCTTCTAACTTGTCAGCATCAGCTGCAAAATTTATTTTAATCAGTTCCTGCTGTTTTGCCTTAGGTTTCCTACTTAATTTATCTATCGGATTGAAAATTCCGCTCATTACTATATATTAGTACGATTTTATTATATTATATTATGATAAAAAACTAAAAGGCGTTCGGTAAATCATAAAATTTGGAATTTCCATAGAATAAATAGGAAAATGCTTGTTGAAACCAGCCGACATCTACGCCATTATCCGACCCCCTGGCACTTCGGATATTTTCATTTTGTGTTAAATTAGATAAAATAGGAAAAGTACAAGAAAAATGATATTGTCCTTTTCGCAAAAACAAGGGCAAAACGTTGTCTTTATTCAATATTTTATTGAAATCCTGATAATATGCTAATTCTTTTACATCGTCTTTATGTGTTACTTTGAGTTGTATTCTGACATTATCGTCTTTTTTATTCATACACCCCACATGTATCAAATTTGCGTTAAATAGTATAGCGTCGCCCTTTTTACAAGGTAAATTTACCACTGGACTCGTAAAATTAAAATTAAAAGAATTGACATCTTTATGGCTGTTGGGTAATATACCTAAACATTTTTCCATATCTTCTAAATAGACCAACATAGTATAAGATGGATGCTTTTGATTTTTATTAAAAAAGTCGCCATTATTATCTCGATGACAGGTATGGACGACCGATTTTTTAATTATCCAAATATAATCTTGAAACAAATATTGAGAACCTGCTTTGGCTTGAATGATATTTTTTAATTTATAATTATGTAAAAGTTCTCGTTTTATATCCGCGTATTTGTTCTCGCGACACATTTGTGATAATGTATTTATTTCTTGCGCGTCCAATACATGTTTGATGATTTCTACTCCGTCAGTATGTAGGGAGTATTTATCCACATTTTCTTCAATGACATCTTTATAAAAAAATAGGTAGACGGAAAAAGCAATGAGAACCATGGATAAAATAAAAATAGTGATTTTTTATATGGTAATGGCATTATACTAAATCGTAATATAATGTCAACCCGTTATCAATACGGTCACAGTTGTGATTAGAAGTTTACTATTGTAAATCATTCACTGGTACAACAAACGGTATGATTCGCAATGGCACGTCTAACCGAAATACTCCTGGCACCTATTCCTAAATTCGGATAATTTTGTGTTTTGTTATTATTCGTGTTGGTGGTATATTTGGAACTGTGAACGATAATTGAATCCATAGAAACTTTGTTACGTTTAATTAAACTCGGCATTATATATAATAATAAATATAAAAATATTATAATGTATAATAAAATGAAAATTTGGAGTTATTTTTGGAAATTGTTGAAATCCTATTTTGTCAACTCAAAATCAAACGAAGAAAAAGACCCGATGATATCAAAGGAAGAACGCGATAGTAGAGATTTAGTCATTGTATTTGATGAGACGAACAGGATTTCTAAATCGATTGAAGAGGATGATAATGACGAAACTGTATTACAATATATGTAAACTATGAAAGAATAAAATTGAAATGAAATATAACTTACATCATATTCGTAAAACATGAATATAGCAGTACCTACCTTATACGATTTAAAAGACTTTATTATTGCGAATCCTACCTATTTTAATGAAGATGAAAACATAAGTATAAACCAATATTTACAGAATACAACCGAAAAATACGCGGACGGAAAATATTGGCTGAAAGGACAATTACAGCTCAGCCCCAATGATGAAATTACCAATGAAAAAATGAATGAAGCCGAAGAAATTGATAAACGACGACAAATAGAATATGGTGGTCCATGCAATGGATTAGAAGCAGCAAGTATTAGACAACATACATATAAATTTGAAAATTTAAAAAAAGTAATTATAAAATATTACCATTTATTAGAAGAAGAATATTTACGCCCACCCGAGGCAAACAATCCTGATGATAAAGGCGGAATATTTTACCAAAAGTTATCAGCGGAAACACTCATTGGTAAAAATATCAGTTAAAATGAATTCAACACTTTAATCGCTTCATCACAAGCTGTTTGTTCGGCTTTCTTTTTTATTTTATGAGTTCCGCCGCCTAAAAATATAAATGTTTTTCCATGTAATGACATATATTGGTGTATATCGCTATATGATTTGAATTTACTAATCGGAATAGATTTTACATGAGTCATATTATGTACGGGCTGTCCTAAACATAGATATACACCCATACTATAACCATTATCGGGATTATGGTCTTGAATTTCCATATAATGAGGTGTCACTTTGAATTCTTTTTGTATTTTGACTTGTAAAATATTTTTATAATTATCATCATTTTTAATTAAATTTATCCAATCTACGTGTTTTTCAAAAACGGTCTCTACAAAAATTTGCACCATTTGGAATCCTGGACCCGTAACAAATAAATTTTGAAACCAACCATCATCATCAGTGACCGAAATTTTATTAAAATCTAAAAACATGGCACCAATAAAGGCTTCAAACAAACAACCCAACTTTTTTAAATTCGTACGGGTTTGTTTACCTTCGGCATGTTTAGATAAGACGAACCAATGATGTAAACCCATATCATATGCGATTTTACCAATGGATTCGTTTTTTACCAGTGCGATTTTTTTTTCGGTCATAAACCCTTCATTTTCTTTGGGAAAACGGCGATATAAGTAATATTTAGTAATACATTCTAAGACACCATCACCCACAAATTCTAATCTTTCATTTGATTTAGTAAACAACGGTAAACAATCATCGGGTTTAGGCGTAATAATAACATTGTTTAAATCGTTTTCTAAATTGGGGCGTTTAATATAGGAACGGTGAATGAACGCTCGTTTGTATAATACCCAATTATGAATAGGAGCATTTATTCCATAATTTTTTAATATATTTTCTACTTCGGTTTGGGAAATCGTTTTATTTAGGGGATTGTATGGATCAAAAATATAGGTTTCTACACCATTGGAGTTTTTTTCAACTCTGATATCATCGTCAATATTCATTTTATTTAAGAAATAAGATGAATACTTATCTGAATTATATATCTTCTTGTTTTTATATTCTTTTTAAAATTAATAAAAGTTTCTTTAAGAAAAAAAATATTTAGTAAATATATATTCAGAATGGTTTATTCAAAGACAAAACGCGGTCAATACATCCAAAGTATTACAAACCAAGCACAAGGCGGAGGAAGTAAGAAAGCCGGATTTCCAACTCAAATCGGCAGAAGTTCATGGACTTCTATTGCTATCGGAACATGTAATCCAGCCAATGAAAGAGCTTGTTGCAGTTTAACTAAATACATGACATACCCATTCCCATTGGCTAACTTCTCTCGTCCAATTAGCACATTACAAAGTGCCAATTATCGTAGATTATAAGTTGTATAATTAAATTAATTTAAGTAAACAATATAATGTTTAACTAATAGACATTATATTATTTCATATTGCGAGAACATGAAGGTAATTATTGATGAACGAGAACGAGAACTTTATGAAAAATGTTCTTCCATTGTTAATTCTGGTGGAACCTATATACATTTATCCAAACGGGTTCTCCCATTAGGTGATATTCATGTCACGACAGATGAAGATAAAGATGTATTACTGATTGAACGCAAATCGTTAGCCGATTTATTAGCGAGTATTAAAGATGGGCGTTATGAAGAACAATCTTACCGTTTAATACATTCCAGTGGATATCCACCTCATTCTATTATTTATATAATAGAAGGTCAAATATCAAGTTTGAGAACCCCGATGGAAAAGAAGATTGTATATTCGGCATTGACTTCTTTGAATTTTTTCAAAGGTTTCAGTGTAGTGAGAACAAATAGTGTATCGGAAACAGCGGATTATTTAATTTGGATGTCGGAAAAAATAGAACGTAATTTTTTGAAATGCATTTTTCCTTATTATTTACAACCCCAATATTGTAAATATATGAAAATCGCCGAAGAAAACAAATGTAGTGTATTAGATGCCATTATGGATATCAATGACGCACCACAACCGAAATTGGAAAATGTAATGCAAATGAAATCAGTATTGGGCGAAGAAAACAACTCACCAACTCATCCGATGAATACACCCCCTACTTCCGAAGTAGCACAACCACCCGAAATAGATATACCCGCTCCTAATTATTGTACGGTGGTTAAAAAAGTAAAGAAAGACAATGTTACACCAGAGAACATTGGCGAAATTATATTATGTCAAATCCCGGGGATTAGCGCAGTGACTGCCATTGCTATTATGAAAAAATTTGGCACCTTTCCACAATTAATCAAAGAATTACAAACCAATATCAATTGTTTAGACGATATAGTATGTGAAACCAAAGGTAAGACCCGTAAAATTGGAAAGAATTGTATAGAGAATATAAAGAAATATTTGGTATAATATATAATGGAGAACATTGACCGCATTTATTATATAAATTTGGATAGACGACCTGATAGAAATATCCATTTTATAAATGAATGTAAAAGTCAAGAATTGCCGACGGATAAAGTTTATCGTATGAAAGCCATAGATGGTCTGACTTATATGTTTTCATTGGATGAAGAAATGTTATTTAAAAACGCCGATTTTTTACATTTGCCGAGAACCATGGTCCATAAACTCATGGGAAATCAATTAAGTCATTATTATATATTACATGATATTGTAAGAAAAAATAATGAATATTCTATTGTTTTACAAGATGATGCAATATTTATTCCTGATTTCAAACATTATATAAATGAATTAATACCAAAGATACCAGAGGATGCCGAAATTGTCAATATTGGATTACACACAATCGCCGAATATAGTTATTTTGAACCATGGATATTTGATACAACGACGAATGATGTGGATAAAATAAGCAAACATGTCGTAAATTCACATATTTGTAAAATGAAACCAGATATGAACCCGTGTTCCTTGGCATATATAGTAACATTACAAGGAGCAAAAAATATGATTGCACATTTCAATGAAACTGGATTTAGAAAAGCAACCGACCATAATTTTAATGAATATTTGATAGAGAAAGATATTTTTTATTCATCCAATACAATCTTAGTGACCGGAAATCCCAAATTAGGAAGCGATATATTTACGTAAAATATAAGATAATATAGTCTTCTATATTATATTATGGAGGACGGGATAGAACAATCTATCTCTCTTTTGTTGGAAATGATACGAAAAAAAAAAGAAGATGAAAAAGAAACCGAAAAACAAAAATAAATCGAGGAATGATTCATAAAATATATTTTTATTCTAATATATCTTTTGGTTGTGAAAATCCAGTTGGCATGGACGGATCATATACCCCACGCGGTTGGAATAACAATGGTTTGGTAATATTTCTATCATCATATTTGCCACTGTCTACCATTTCTTGCGTATACATAACGCCCGCCCAATTTGGATCCATTGGATTATCACTATCGCCTTGTAATTTTGTCGAATCATGTATTTTATCTAATTCGGTATACACTCCCACATGAAGTCCTTGCGGATCAAATCCATGATAATTATTTTCATTATATGGTTTATTTGCTCTACTCGCATCAAGCACTGGAATAGGCATACCGTCTTTGTTCTCTTTATATAGAGTAGTTGAAGTAGGTAATCCGCCTTGTAAATCAAATGGATTTGGTCTGGCTCTATAAACATTATTACCTTGTGTGTCAATTTCTTGTTGTAAAAATAAAACCGGACAGTCTATACCCTTTTTGCGTTGTATTTCTAAATAATTGATATATTCATCTAAATTAAAAAACGGTATAGGATTTTTATTTTCAACAATTGGTTGATTTGTGTTATACATCAATAATGCGCTTCCTTTACGAACCAACAAATTCGGACAATTATGACTATTATTAGATGTTCCATATTGATTTTCGTTACCTTCCTTTTTGTCGTTATTTATAATAAAATAAATGCCTGCTAAAAATGCGATTAATAAAAACAATTGAAAAAATATTTTTAAATTCATTATTTAGTTTATCCAATATAACATATTAGCCGAAAAGAAAAATCGATTTATTTATAATTTTTTCTAATTATATTCTATAAAATGAAATATCACCGCGGTACTGAAAAACAGAAATCATCTAAACCAATAACCATCGGATTAGTTTATGCAGAGTGGTGCGGTCATTGTCAATCATTAAAACCTGATTGGAAAAAATTAAAAGAGACTTTATCTAAGAATAAAAAATTTAATATATTTGAATTAGAGGATAGTGATGCAAATAAAGAATCTAAATTAAAATCCGTTGGTAAAAAAACACACGGAGGTTCTATTCAAGTCAATGGATTTCCTACTTTATTTAAAATTTTGAATGGAAAAGTGGAATACTATAATGGAGAACGGACATTCGATGCTTTATTGAAATGGGCGAAACATACATTTAGTTATGGTGGCAAAACACGTAAGAACCGTAGTAATCGTATGAGTAGAAAGAATAGATTATAAATATATTATATAATGTATAATATATATGCCAAATAAAACAAAATATAGAAATAGAAAAAATATAAAAAAAAGTACAAGAAGAAAATGTAACAATAAGCGAAAAACAAAAAGAAGAAATCGCGGAGGACGATATATAAATAGTGGAACTTATGGTCATGTCTATGGCGAACCGAGGTTATTATGCGACAAGGAAGATTTAAGTATATTAGATGATAAACACTCTGCTCCATATAAAGAGGTTTCAAAAATATTTAGTCGCAAAACTCATGCGGATATTGAATTAAACTCAGTAAAACATTTAAAAAGTATTATGAGTGAGAAAGATTTACGCGAACTACACGATTATTGCGTGTTACCAATACGAAAATGTATTGTAAAAGAAAACATTGCAAGAAATCCTCCATATAATACTGAAAATTGGCGAAAAAATACGAACCAACAATATAATCCAATAATGTTGAATAGAGATAGTGGTTTATATGGTTTCCAAGATATGATAACTTATAGACAAGGAGGAGACGATTTATTTAATAAATTTAATAAAATACGTAATATAGATGGTTGTATTAATTGTCTATATAATTTGTTCTCTATATTAAAGGGTATACAAATGTTACAAAAATATAATATTATACATGGAGATTTGAAATCACCAAATTGTATAGAAATAGACGATACGTTTAAAATAATAGATATGGCTGATGTGAAAAAGATTATAACTTCTAATGATTCAAATAATTTACCTGACGCATTTGGTTATTATACTTGGCCTTCTATTTCAGTTTATACTCTTTTTTTCGATGATATAAAAATGAAAGAATACCAAGTTAACCCAGAGCAAAAATTCAAAATAAATAGGGAATTATTACAACAATTATATCATACTCAAACTCATTTTAACAATATGAATTATTACCAGAATGTAAATACACACTTACGTGATTGTTTTAGGGATATAGATATAGAGTTTAGTGCAGATGACCTACAAAAAATACGTAATATAGGAAATGATTTAATCGCGCAAAAAACGTTTGGGATAATTGATTCTATTGAAAACAAATATGACGCAGAAGAGGATAAAACAAAAATTATAAATAGCATAAATGGTAGGGATACTTCTAAAAGTGATTCATTGAATGCGTTTTTAGATAAATTTAATACAATATTTTCCTCCTTTGATAGTGAAGAAGAAATGAAATTGGATTTATTCAAAAGAATAGATATATATTCATTTGGTATTATGGTTCTTTATGTTATAAAAAAATTTATTGTGTGTCTCTCTAAAAAGAAGGAATTGATAATTCAAGATAGATTAGATTATATTTATGATTTATACCATTTTGTCAATGTTTGTTGTTATCAATACGAAAAAGTTGTAAGTATTGATGATTTAGTCTTTGCATATGATGCAATATTAGATTATATTTCTAATGTTGAATACAATGACGAGGATGAGGAGGACGAGGAGGATGAAGTGAATAATACGAATAAAGCCAATAATATTTTGACAGTATTTGGAGAATTACCTTTTCACGAATAATGTAGGATGCAAATATGATAAAATTGAATTTTATTATTATATGTATAAGAAATAATAATAAACAAAGTAATCTAAACCTAACTTTCTATATAAAAGAACAATGACCGATGAAATAGTCGTTGGTAAAACCGTCAAAAAAGTAGTAAAAATGAAAAATTTTACACAATCCTTTCGTTTAATGGATTTTCATATCTATGATGAGAAAAACGCCGACGATGACGATGCCGCTACACCAACATATGGTAAAACACCCTACCAAAAAACCGATAATTTACAATTTATTATCCAAATGTTTGGGGTAAATGAAACGGGTGAAACATGTTGTATTTATATTACCGATTTTAAACCGTTCTTTTATGTGAAAGTGGGTGACCTCTGGCAGCAATCTCATGTGGCTTTATTATTAAAAGAAATTCGTGATAATATTGATGAACGATTCAGACCTTCCATATTGGATGCGGAATTGGTAGAATATAATAAATTATATGGTTTCTCTGCTGGAAAACAAAATAAATTTGTCAAATTTACTTTCAAAAATACAACGGCAATGAATAAAGTAAAATCATTATGGTATGAATATATTACGCTAAAAAATGGTAATACTGAACGTAAATCTAAACGATTTATATTTAAAGGCGTAAAATTAGAATTGTACGAAAGTAATATTCCACCATTACTTCGTTATTTCCATATTCATAATATCAGTCCATCCGGTTGGGTTTCCATCCAAAGCAGTCGGTGTAAATCGTCCTCTATCAAAACTACTACATGTACTTATGAATTTATTTGTAATATAGAGCAAATTATACCATTAGTAGATAAGGAAGAGCGAGTGCCTTATAAAATATGTAGTTTTGATATTGAAGCCAGTAGTAGTCATGGCGATTTTCCTATTCCAGTGAAAACCTATAAACGATTAGCCACCAATATCGTAGATGTATTTATAAAACATCGTCAGCAGTTAGACCCGAATAAATCAAAAACATTATTGGATAAAACGATATTAACCGCATTTGAATATGACCGTTTTGAAGATATAGATATCGTGTATCCGAAAATAAAACCCAGTAAAGAAAAAGTGAAATATCTAACCAAAATATTGATAGAAGAAAGTATGGAAAAAGCCAAAAAAGCGAATACCGATGAAGATAATTCCGAATTATTAACGATTGATACCATATTTGAACGAATCAAGGAACTTCAACAACAAGGTGGTTCAGGTGAAGATGGAGGCGACGGTGATGAAGAAGATGAAAATGAAGGTCTCGTCCAAGAATCGTCGTATCCGAATTATAATAAAAAAGAAAAGAAAATCAAAACCGAAAAAAATGCGACCGTCATTGATATTTTACTCAGTGAAAATTATGAGCGTGATGAAAAAATACAAATTACGAATGAAGTATTAACCCGTTTATTTCCTCGCTTAGAAGGTGATAAAGTAACCTTTATTGGGTCTACTTTTATGCGTTACGGTGAACCAGAAACGTATTTAAATCACTGTGTGGTTTTGGGATCATGTGACCCAGTTGACGGAGCAGTGATAGAAAGTGTAGATGATGAAAATGATTTGCTGATGAAATGGACCGAATTAATCCAGAAAGAAAATCCGGATATTATTATTGGTTATAATATATTTGGTTTTGATTATGAGTTTATGTTTCGTCGCGCCCAGGAAAATCATTGCGAAAAAGAGTTCTTATTATTATCTCGTAAACACGGCGAATTGTGTGGTAAACTCAATAAAGAAGGTCAAGTAGAAATTGAAAATACGAAAATGGCGATTGCCAGTGGCGAATATGATTTGCGATTTTTCAAAATGACTGGACGATTACAAATAGATATGTATGCATACTTGCGTCGTGATTTCAATTTGGGGTCCTATAAATTAGATGATGTTGCCGGACAATTTATTAGTGATGATGTTAAAAAATTCGTACATGCTTTTGACTCAAACCATGGCGAAGTGACGGAATTATTTTCGCAGAATTTGACTGGGTTACATGTCGGAGATTATATACATATAGAATTAACCGGTTTCACTGCGGATTATTATAAAGATGGTAAGAAATTTAAAGTATTGAATATTGAAAGAAACCGTGAGGTAACGGAAAATTATAAAGGGAAAGAAGTAACGAATAAATATAATGTGATTACGATAGAAGGTCACGAAGATTTTGATAAAACGAAATCTATAAAATGGGGTACTGCGAAGGATGATGTAACTCCTCAGGATATTTTCAGATTGGCAAACGGAGATGCGCGTGACCGGGCAGTAGTCGCGAAATACTGTATTCAGGATTGTAACTTAGTTCATCATTTGATGAATAAAATAGATGTATTGACTGGATATGTAGAAATGGCACGTATATGTAGTGTACCTATTAGTTTCTTAGTCTTCCGCGGACAAGGAATCAAATTAACGAGTTATGTAGCGAAAAAATGTCGTGAAAAGAATACATTGATGCCCGATTTGGAAAAGTTTGATACTGGAGAGGGATATGAAGGAGCGATTGTATTACCACCCAAATGTTCTATGTATATGGATAATCCAGTGGCCTGTGTAGATTATTCATCATTATATCCTTCTTCCATGATTAGTCAAAACTTATCACACGATAGTAAAGTATGGACGAAAGAATATAATTTACAAGGTGAACTGATTAAAATTACGGGTGAAACGGATGGAAGTGGAAATTTTATATACGATAATTTGCCGGATTATGAATATATTGATTTGGAATTTGATACATACCGATATATTCGTAAAACCCCGACATCTCGTGCGGAAAAAACGAAATGTGGAAAAATGATATGTAGATGGGCTCAATTTCCCCATGATAAAAAAGGAATTATGCCTTCTATATTGGAGGAATTATTAAAAGCACGTTCGGATACGCGTAAAATGATAAAAACTGAAAAGGACCCATTTATGCAAAACATATTGGATAAAAGACAACTGGGATATAAAGTAACGGCGAATTCTTTGTACGGTCAATGTGGTTCCAGAACATCCACTTTTTATGAAAAAGATGTTGCAGCATCAACCACTGCGACGGGTCGTATGATGATAATTTATGCGAAACGAATTATAGAGGAAGTTTATGGGGATAGGATATATGAAACAACTTGTCATGGTCCTGTAAAATGTAATGCTGAGTACATATATGGTGACACCGATAGTGTATTCTTTACATTTAACCTGCAAAATCCAGTGACTGGAGAAAAAATCCGTGGAAAACCAGCATTAGAAATGACAATTGAAATCGCCCAAGACGCTGCCAAATTATGTAGTCAATGGTTAAAACCACCGATGGAATTATCTTATGAAAAAACGTTGATGCCATTTATCCTATTATCAAAAAAACGTTATGTCGGCATGTTGTATGAAGAAGATCCGAACAAGGGTAAATTAAAATATATGGGCTTATCATTAAAACGTCGTGATTCATGTGATTATTTAAAAGATGTCTATGGAGGAATATTGAATATATTGATGAAAGAAAACGATATTAAAAAAGCCACGGCGTTTTTAAACCATTCATTATTAGAATTGATAGAAGGTCATGTGTCTATGGATAAATTAGCGATTACAAAAGCATTACGTAGTGATTATAAAAACCCCCATCAAATCGGGCATAAAGTATTAGCCGACCGTATCGGACAGCGAGACCCCGGCAATAAACCGAAACCAGGTGATCGTATGAAATTTGTATTTGTTGTGAATAATACACCCAAAGCATTAATGGGAGATAAAATAGAAACACCCGAATATATTATAGAGAATAAATTACCGATAGATTATACCCATTATATTACGAATCAATTGATGAAACCTCTACAACAATTGTTTGGGTTGGCATTGGAAGTTATGTGGGAAACGGAAAGTACTACATCGGCATTGAAACAATTACGAGCGTATAAAAAAGAAATAGAAAAAATACAAAATAATTATCCGGATATGGAAGAATTCATGAAAAAGAAGGAAAAATATTGTTCTACCAGAGTGAAGGCGCTATTGTTTGATGATATATTAACCCGAATTTATAATGAAAAAAATAAAATACGGACATTGAATGTGTTTTTCCAACCTAAAAAATAATTGGAAAATCACAGAAAAATATGGTAGGACTGTATTTTTTCACGACAAAAAATTATAAGGAATAAAAATCTTTAGTAAATGTATAAAAACATGGATATGTTTATGGCTATTTACTGCGCTATTCTTTTCTTCATTCTATCCCCTGGTGTTTTATTAAGAATACCAAAGAATGGTTCTAAATTCGTTGTTGCTGGGGTCCATGCCGTGATATTTGGCGTTCTAGCATTTTTCACTTGTAATTTTGTATCAAATTTTTTAAAAAATATCGTATCTCCCCCTGCTAAGAAAGAAGGTTTACTTGAAAAACCAAAAATAACAGCATAATATTGATAACGTAAAATAATATATTTAGTATATATATATTATTCAATGATGAATATGTTTATGGCTATCTACTGCGCTATTCTTTTCTTCGTTCTATCCCCTGGTGTTTTATTTAGATTACCAAAGAATGGTTCTAAATTCGTTGTTGCTGGAGTCCACGCTGTAATATTCGGTGTAGTATCCTTTTTCACCTGTAAATTTGTATGGAATTTTTCACAAACTCTTGCAGCTCCACCTGCTAAGAAAGAAGGGTTGGTATATAAAAAAAAAGAAGGTGTAGATGATACAATCGCCCAAGTAACAAAACCACAATTGGCACAATAAATCATTTGGGTTCTCTACATTTTATTATAATCGATATAATAAAATCATTTATACGATATTAGAATTATTCGAACTATCAAAATAATATCCGGAATTATCACTATAATAAAAAATAGGTAATTCAAACGTATGTGTAAAACTACCAGATATATCTTGCATATTCGGTCCTATATGATTAATAATATAATCAACTAATATATTTGTCAAATTTTGGGATAATGTATCCGGAATAGGAGGCATAGTCGCCGAATTATTCGTTGGTTCTATAATTTCATCATCATTTTCACTATCTTCACTATCATTCGTATCATATTGCGCCCCCACTATATTGGTTCTCGTATTTCCGGATAAATCATTATTTAAATTATTATTATTGCGATTCGGGTTTATATAATTTCGTATATCGTATCTACATACCGGACAACGAACATTTCTACGGAACCAATTGCGCAAGGCTTCTTCGCGAAATATGTGTCCGCAATGTTTTATTTGACATATCCGTTCTCCATGATTAAATTCTTCCAATGTAATTGGACAGGTATTATTATTATATTCAGTGGCGTCATTATAATTTACTAATTCCGTAGCATTCAATATTTCATTCTCTGTGGGGTGTACGATCACATCACTAAATAAAGATTGATTTGTAGGATAGAGAACATATGACAATAATTGCGAAGTGGCATAGGGTCGCGCATTGGTTGGACGGGTCGTTGCATTGGTATTTGGATATCTGGTGTTTGTATTCGTATGATTTGTCGTGCGAGTATTATGCCTCACACGGTCTACATAAGGTGTCCTACTATTATAGGGTTCTCGTTCTCTACTATTATGACGTGGTTCCCTTTCACGAAGTCTATCTAAATGATTTAAAAATAAACGCATATTTGTATTATAATCCCGAATATTCAAATTATATTCACTCATTAAAGCATAAAGAATATTGGATTCATCTAAATGTATATTATTATGATTTGGCATAGGTTCTCTATTTCTAAATGTGCGATTGTTCCGGGTATCATAACGCCTCAATAATTCATCCGTAAAATCCATTATTTCCTGATCTATACTTGTCAAATTATTTGAGAACATATTATCCATAATTAATAGTATATAAAGATAATTATTTATATACTATTTATACAATTAAACTATAATATGGATTTGACAAAATATAGTAAAAAAGGTTACACTGGTATTGATAATTTGGGTAATACTTGTTTTTTAAATTCATGTTTACAGGTTCTCAATCATACCTATGAATTAAATGAAGTATTAAATGCCAAACATAAAATAGCCAAGACGGATATACCAGATGCGAGTATTTTACATGAATGGAATGATTTACGAGGCGTAATGTGGAGTGGAAACGGGATTGTATCGCCTAACAAATTCGTCCATAACGTACATGAAATCGCCAAATTAAAAAACAAAGAAATATTTACTGGGTGGACACAGAATGATATGCCCGAATTTTTATTATTTATGATTGATTGTATGCATAATAGTTATGCACGAAGTATAAATATGAAAATAAATGGGAAAAAAGAGAACCAAGTAGATGAAATGGCAATTCAGTGTTATGAAATGTTGAGAACCATATATTCCAAGGAATATTCCGAAATCATGGAGTTGTTTTATGGCATTTATATGTCGGAGATTATATCAAAAGATGGTACGAAACAATTAGCCATCAAACCCGAGCATTATTTCATCTTAGATTTACCTATCTTTTATGGTGATACATTGGCAAAAAATATATACGATTGTTTTGATATGTATTCCAAATCCGAAATATTGGAAGGTGAAAATGCATGGTTTAATGAGAAAACCGGACAAAAAGAAGATATCAAAAAACAAATCGTCTTTTGGAATTTTCCGAAAATTTTAGTCATATCCTTAAAACGGTTCTCACCAGATGGAACCCAAAAGTTAAATACCATGATTGATTTTCCATTTGATTTAGATTTGTCTGGTTATGTAAAGGGTTATAATGCGTCATCGTTTCAATATGAATTGTATGGAATATGTAATCATATGGGAGGTGTGATGGGTGGACATTATACCGCATTCGCAAAACATGCGGACAATACATGGATACACTTTAATGATAATAGCGTGGAAGTCGTCGATGATGCGGAAAAAATTATAACGCCGTTGGCGTATTGTTTATTTTACCGTAAAAAAAATAATTTGCTATAATATATGGATAATAACAATAAAGAAATAGAGAACGCGGTTATAGAAGATACTAAAAACCTCGATGAAAAAAATGATATAAAAGAAGATGCAAAATCAATCGTTTCCACTATTTTTACAAAGGCAAATTTTATATTAATCGCATGGTTTTTAGGAATATATTTTGTAGCATATTTCATTTTAGGATATTTTTTCCCAGGTAGTTCTACAAACAATAAATCATTATTGTCTAAAACCATAGATATATTAATCGTTGCATGTTTTTTAATTATAGTCATTACTACCTATTATTCCATGAGTGATAGTCAAAAAGATAATTTTTTCTCAAATTTCCTATCTGGTTTGAAAGATTTTATAAATAATCCGAATTCATTATTGAGTGTCTTTTCATTTATTCTTGTATTCTATTTGATTATTTATTTGTTTCGATTTCCCATGTCGTCAGAAGAAAAATCAATGGGTATCTCATTTATTGAAACAACGACATGGCTATTATTTATCATATTAATTGTTGTAAATTTCTTTAAATATTTATTAAAAATACCTATTATCGATATTTTAACAAAATTATTTGCTTTAGAAGAAAAGAAAGAAGAAGAAGAAGAAGAAAAAAAGAAAGAGGAAAAAACAGGAGAACAAGGAGATGAAGTATTTAATGTATCGAATAATCTTTACACATACGACGACGCACAAGCAATATGTAGAGCCTATGATGCAAATTTAGCGACTTACGACCAAATTGAAGCGGCATACACTGATGGCGCGGAATGGTGTAATTATGGTTGGTCTGACGGACAAATGATATTCTTTCCTACCCAAAAATCGACTTGGGATAAATTACAAAAAACAGACGACCACAAAAACGATTGTGGACGACCTGGTGTAAATGGCGGTTATATAGCCAATCCTTATGCTAAATTTGGGGCAAATTGTTATGGAAAAAAACCACCAGCATCCGATGCGGATATTGCGAGAATGAATGCAAGTAAAGATCATGTTTATCCAAAAAATAAGAAAGATCTTGAATTAGAAGAGAAAGTCAATTATTGGAAACAAAATGCCGATAAAATGTTGAATATAAACTCATTTAATATAAATCGTTGGTTTGAAAGTTGGACTGGTGCCGTGACTGGAAATACTATTAGTAAATAATAAATTATCTATCTGTATAAATTATTATTTGTGTTTTCGTGTTTTATTATTGACTACACGATTTTTGCGTGTTTTTATTGAACCTCCACTTAAATGAAAACTTTGTATTTTATTCCACGGAATACCTCCATACTCGTGTCTAAGATCTAAAAACATTTTTTTAAAAAGGCCATAATCTATATCTCTATTATGATTTAATATTGGGTTTGGGTCTTTACATATATTTTTAATATTTGCGTCTCTCGTAGTGTATTCACCATTTTTATTAACAATTCTTGTCATTATTTTGTATAAAATATCTTTATAATTAATATTATAACCTACATAACTACCGCGTACATAACTACCGCGTTTAAAAATTTCACGGTCCTTTTCCATGATATTATCTCTTTTAGGTTCTTTCTTACATTTGTTAAAAAGTCTTCTTATTATTTCTTCATAATCATTTATTTTAACATTTAAATTGCGATTTCCAATTTTTAATTGGATTAAGTATTTATAATATTCTTTAAATTCATCAAATGTAAACTTGAACGGGTCTCCATGGGCGACTACTCTACTATCCTCAAATTTTCTTACATTAGTATTATTAAAATTGAGAGGTAATAGTCGTATTAATTTTCTATCTGCCATACCGAATATTGTATGTATATCACGTAAATATATAAAATCGTTAATTTTCTCATAATTAAATATAGTTTGTAAATATTCCTCTTGTTGTTCGGTTAATTCAGGTAAAATATCCATTAAAGTATCTAATGACGCATCGGGTAATGATACTTGTCTATATAATTTTGTTTCATGAGAAATTGTTATATTCTTTAAATTAAAATATTTTTTTTTTTTTCCTTTTAAATTAACATCATTACAAAAAATACAATCGGCTCTTATTTTTTCTAATATTTTTCTACTATGGCTGGAGTAATTATCACCAGATATGATAAATACATTTTGAAAACCATTACATATAAATATCCAATAAAGGGTTAATAACATATAATCGTCTAACTCGTGCCATGCGTTATATTCTTGATTTGGTTTGTGACCCCAGCATTTTTTTAGACTTGTAAAGCGAGGATAATCGTAACAAAAAATATTTATATAATAAATATTATCATTATCCGTATTATTTTTCCCCCAATGCAATAATGGATGGTCGTTAACAATATTAAGGTTTCTAGGTGAATTATCTATTACATTATGATAATCAGATCGGTTGTTGATAAAAATAACAATCGTTTGTCTATTGATTTCACTTTTGATAATTTGAAATGTATCTTTTATAATTTGTTCTTTATCAGGAATGTTTAAAGTAGACAATTCATTCTTTACGCTATGTTCATTATGTGTGGGAAACAAATGTATGAACTTAGGTGTTTTTTTAATAATCGAAGAATAATAATTAAATTCATCATTATTTATTAAAATTGTATTAATTAAATTCGCACAGTCGACTAATAATACCGTGTTGGACTTATCGGATTCAAATATATGTTTATAATTATTATAAAAATTACAACTTTCGTGTATTGCTGTATTTGCTGAATATATTATGTTATTATCATTTATTTTTGTTACATCTGGAAGAGGAGGTAGAACCGCAGCCATAAATAATATATATATATATTATTTATTTTTTTTGCGTTTTATTACTATGATGGAGAACCTTATGTTTTTTGGTATAATTTTTGAAACTACCTTTTCGGTTTTCAACGCCTACAAGACTTAAAAATCTATCAAACATATCTTCGCCTAAAACAGTTCCTTCGCATTGTTTCGTTTCTTTTTGAGAACCTTCTTGTAAATATAATAAATCAGTATTGTCTACATATAATCCGATCGGCACCACTAAATTAGTAAATCGAGATAATCCAAAATCTTCACTCTTTTTTGAACCACCCAACATCTCTTGTTTTTGGGTTTCACTTTTGATAATTTCTTCTATTGGATATCCTCCACGCATTTCATTATTTATATTATGAAACAAAACATTCTCACCAAATGATTTGGCATATTCCATTGTCAACCTATATAATATATCTTCATTTTTATTCATTGGTATAATTACCGCGTAATTCTTGTGATACACTTACTTCACGGTTCTCTTTCAAATAATTGATAATATATTCCACGTGTGTTTTATCGGGTATAATTTCGCCTAAACATTTTTCAATATATCCATAATTCAAAGGCGAATAATCTTTTTTATCGTAGATTTTCAACTCTCCTCCGGTGATACTGATTTTTTTATTTTTCACATTGTTCTCATTCATATAATGACAAATATTATCTGCCAAATCGTGTTTGAGTTCTCGCATTCGTTTTGTTTTTTCATTTACTATTTTTAATTGTTTGTCTATGAGAACCCATTTTTGTACGTTTTCTATAAACTGATTTTTCGGCGGTTTGATTACAGTGTTTTCACTAATATTATTCATTCGTATAATATTAGGGTAAGGTAATTTATTTACGGTTTTTTCGTGATTTTTTTGCGGATTTGTTTTTTTTACTTTTTTTCTTTCCGCCTACAGCGACTTCAGGGGCAGCAGCATCGGCGACTACAGAGGTAGCTTCATTGAGGTCTGGATCACCTCCACGTCTCTTCATTGTTTTATATAATTTTTTTGAATCTTTCATAGCATTTTTTAATTTATATCCAGCTTTATGCTTGTTTGCATTATATGTTTTTTGAACGAGTTTCGCCCAAGCGTTCATTTTATAATATATATTTACTGGATATTATAAAATTTTATAACATTATTATTTCCTAAATCTATTTTTTGGAACTTTTCTTACCTTTCATACTACGTCTTTTGGATTTTCGGTTACCTCCTTTCATTTCTGGTGCTGGTTCTGGTGCACCTACATTAGCCGCGATAACATTTGAACCTTCTTGTGCGTGTTGTTGACCGATTCCACCATAAGTGGCAATTGTATGTTGGTAGGCAGAACCACCTTTCATACTACGTCTTTTGGATTTTCGGTTACCACCTTTCACTTCTGGAGAAGGTGTAGGTGCGCCTGCATTGGCAGCAATTACATTTGAACCAGCTTGTGCGTGGTGTTGTCCGATATCACCATAGGTAGCAATTGTATGTTGGTAAGCAGAACCACCTTTCATAGTGCGTCTATTGGATTTTCGTTTTCCTCCTTTCATGCCATTTTTGATATATTTTACCGCGTCTTTTATACTCTCAAGAATTGAACTCATTGTATATATTATATAAATATATTTTTTACTAAATCAATTCGAAATCATTGTAATAGGAGCAACGGGTGTAAAATTCAATAATTTAATTAATAGAACCAAATTGACGATAATAATGAATAATAAGAGAACATTATAGATACAAATAAACCATATATAATAATACATTTCATTATAAATAATATTCGTAATGGGTTTTAGCATTTCTTTTACATTTTTTCGGGTATCTTCATTTTTAAAAAATTCTATACAAGTATCTCTAATATGTAACATTCATATATTTATGTATCCATAGAATTTAAACCAAATATGTAAACGAACATAAATTTATATTCGTAAAAATTGGATAAAGAGAACCTCATAAAATATATATAATGGAGAACATACATAATCCAAATGATAAATTTGATTTTGAAAAATTAATATTAACGAAGCCAACAGCAATTGCGGGAGGAAATTATTTTATTCGTTTTCTATTGAATGACGAACATTTATATATACAACCTCCTAAATGTAGTTTAAAACAAGGTATTGTCAAGGCTGGAAAAAGGATGTATGCGGATTTGATGTTTACAAATGAAAACGACCCATTTATTCGGTGGATGGAAAATTTAGAAAATTATTGTCAACAATATATTTTTAAAAATAGAGAACAATGGTTTGATGGTGACATTGAAATGCATGATATTGAAAATTATTTTACATCGCCATTGAAATTATACAAATCCGGAAAATACTATATTGCTCGTATTAATATTACTACTGCTTTGGGTAAAAGTTTAGTGAAAATTTATGATGAAAATGAAAACGAAATAGAAATTGAAAATATAAATGAGAACATGAATGTGATGACTATTTTAGAAATACAAGGTATCAAATGTTCTGCTCGTAGTTTTCAAATTGATATTGAATTAAAACAGATGATGTTATTAAAACCTGTAAATTTATTTGAAAAATGTCTCTTTTCTCCTAAAAAATTCATATCAAACACCGATGAAATAGTTTCATCAAAAGTTTCTATATCAGATGATAATGAAAGGATAGATGATAATAAAAGCATTGAAGAAACAACCCTGATGTTAAATAACGATTTTACTGTTAGACCGAATGAAATACAACAAGGAGATTTACATGAAACTGATACTATTATAGAACCCAATATGAATAATGATAATGACGATATAGGTACTCCTATTGTTGAAGAAAATGTCATCGACGAAATACCAAAGAAAGAAATAAAGAGAACAGATGGTTTAGAAGAAATAGATTTTACTTTAGAAGAATTGCCGACCGAAGAAATCGTACAAATTAAAAATAAAAACGAAGTTTATTATGAAATGTATAGGGAAGCCAGAAGAAAAGCCAAGATTGCCAGGAATTTAGCATTATCTTCCTATTTAGAGGCAAAACGTATCAAAAACACATATATGTTGGATAATATTAAGGATAGTGATGATAGCGATTTAGAGATGGAAGATATTTTTCCAAATGAAGAAAAATATTTAGAAAAGTAGAATTGTTAAGGCATAAAAATAAACGATTTCATTTATTTAGAAAAAAATAAATGAAAGTTCATATTTTTTTTATCCGTCGTTTATATAATAAGAATGTTTAAGAATATTCAGAGTGCTCTTGTCAAAATTTTCACAAAAGAAAGAGTGATTTTTTTAGTAATATTCCTTGTTTTAGCGTGGGCTTTATTCAACTACTCCAGTTTAAAATCATTCGCTATGGATGGTATGGAAACAGGTAAATCTGCACCAGCAACCCCAGAAAAACCAGCAGATCCAACTGCTGTTCCTGCACCTCAATCATCCACTGCTGCTGGATATGCTCTACAACCAGTTGCCAATCCATCTGATCTTTTACCAGTAGACCAAAACAGTCAATGGTCTGCATTGAACCCAAATACCATGAAAAAAGGCGATGTCATGATGCCTGATTTATTACAAGCCGGTTATCATATTGGCTTAGATACAATCGGACAAACTCTTCGTAATGCCAACCAACAATTAAGATCAGATCCAATTATCCCAGTTCAACAAGTCGGTCCATGGAACCAAAGTACAATTGAACCTGATTTAGGACGTGTTCCATTAGAAATCGGCCAAGGCCAACAATAAATTTATTTATAACAAATCAAATATCATAATATTATAATAGCAAATACAAATTATTATAATATGCCAATTCAATCCTTTATATTTCCAAATGGATTTAGATTCATATATGAAAAATCAAAGAATAAACTACCGATTACATCTATCCAAATATTTTGTGATGTCGGTTCAGTTCATGAAGATAATGACTTGCGTGGCGCATCACATTTTATAGAACATATGTGTTTTAAAGGCACTCGTCATTATCCGAATTCCAAAAAATTATTAGTAGAATTTGATAAAATGGGCGCGGATTTTAATGCCTATACCGAAAAACGTTTAACATGTTATCATGTAAAAATAGGGAATGATTCTATACAAAATTGCATTCATATCATGGCTGATATGCTTATGAATTCGACCTTTATTAAGAAAGAATATGACAAAGAATATAAAGTAGTGATTGAAGAGAACATTAAAAATGAAAACGACCCCGAGGTTATTGTAGATGAAAATATGGATAAATTATTATATAAAGGTTCTGCCTTTGAATATGAAATAGATAATTTACGATTTCATAAAAAGAAGATGAATTATGAAAAAGTGATGGAATATTATAAATCATTTTATATACCCAGTAGATTCGTATTAAGTATCGTAACAAATACACCTTTTGAAACAATTAAATCTATTCTAAAAAAATCGTATTTTATGAAAAATGTTCTCCTTACCAATCAATATATCTTGAATCGAAATATTAATTTTAATATTGAACCTCAGAGTAAAATACAATATTTATTACAAAAAAAGGTAGGCATTGTGACGAATTTATTAATGATCGGATTTCGTACATGTAATGATTTATCTGATGATAAATATCCATTGATTCTAATCAAAAATATGATGAATGATTTGAGCGGACGATTAGCTATGTTGTTACGTGAAGAGCATGGGTTAACATATACATCCAATGCTACGACGAATTATTATGAAAATGTAGGTGATTTTATATTTTTTGCAGAAACGGATTCTAAAAAATTAATAAAAAATGGAAGTTCCAAAGGCGTTTTGCCATTGATTATTGATTTAATAAATGATTTATTGAAAAATGGTATTACGGAAAAAGAATTTCTATTAACCAAACATTCAAAAAGAGAAAAAATGAAATTAAAATTAGAAGACAATGATGTTCTCGCAGAACATATTGGAAAAGAGTTTTTATTATATGGAGATAAGAGAAAAATTATATCATATTCAGATATTTATGATACATATTATAAAGATATTACCAAAGCTCATGTAAACAAGGTTATACGTAAATATTTTAAACCGGAAAATATGAGCGTTTGTATTGTAGGAGAACAAATCCCTTCGCAAAGTACGATTGAAAACGAATGTTCCAAAATAATAACGATATAAAGATATAAAATTTGTTATATTTTATAATCCATTCCTATATTATATAAGTAATATATGAATTATAGTGATATTTTAGGATATTTTGTAGTAGGAATAGTATTTATTGCTTGTGTATATATCTATCTTGATAATTCTGATTTTAATTTAAAATGTATAGTATCAACAGTAGATGGAAATAAATATTGTGTAAGAGAACGTAGTAAAATCCAACAAGCGGCGGATTTATTAGCAACGGTTACTGAAAAATGTAAAAAATTAGTGGAGTATGTCGGAAATAAATATCCCGACCAAGATAATGTAAAACGATTAGTGAAAGGATTTAAACCACAAAAAATAATGGAAACATTACCTACCAGTAGTTATACAGCTTATAGTGAGAACAAAGGCGAAAAATTAGCATTTTGTTTAAATGTGAAAAAGAAAGATAATAATAATTTGATTGATGAGAACACATTGACCTTTGTAGCCATACATGAATTATCACATATTGCGACAAAATCAATCGGTCATAAAACGGAATTCTGGGATAATTTCAAATTTTTATTGGAAAATGCCAAAGAAGCTGGCATTCATAATCCAGAAGATTATAAGAAATCACCCAAGGAATATTGTGGGATGAAGATACATGATAACCCATATTATGATGCGTAGGGAAACCAAGGTTTCCCCTACGACCCCTTCCTTTATCCAGGGAACCTACGGTTCCATCGGACACTCCCTCCCTTTATACATTTGATATGAAATTTTTTTCATATTTAATAATACTATTTTCTAATCCATCCAAATGTAAATTCATAGATCTTAATTTACTATTGTCGCCGCAATAATTATGCGATAAATCAATCGTGTTAATAACAATTTGTGTAGGTGGTACTATTAATTTTGCCACATCTGATAATAAATATTTTCGATCATAACAAATATTCAAAGTTTTATCTAATGTATCTTGTTTATCGCAATTATCAATATAATATTTTAAAATTTTTACAAAATCATCTTTATAAACAAAATCAAAATATTTATCAGCATGAATTATAACATTTGAATTATTTTGTTTCGCAATAAAACACATTTTTATAAATCTATCACCTTCTTCTAATTCATGAAATATATTAAATATACGAAAATTATATATTTGTTTATATTGTAATGAACGCGAATAGATAACATATTTTGAAAATCCATAAAAATCAGTAGGAATAGTAAATATATCTTCCTCTTTTCTATTCATAATATCTGTATTTCTATCATAAAATGCGCCCGAATCCAAATTTATTATCATTTTAAATTTATTTTCAAATTTTAAAACATTTTCCATCATTCGTACATTTTTATAAAATACATCATAATCTTCCGTTTTTGTTCTTCTTCCTCCAATGATTGCAGTATGAAATAATATATCAAAGTCCTCGTGATTATTTAAAAAACATTCAATAGAATTAATATCTAATATATCTAATTCTGCATGCGATGGATTCATTATTTCATAATATTGAGATAAACCATTTGTTATAATCGTTGCAATATTTCCTTTTCCACCAGTAATTAATATTTTCATAAAAATATATAAATATATTATATTTATATTTATATTTATATTTATATTTATAAATATATAATTCGTATGTCATCAAAAAAATTTTTATTATGTCCACATGCAAGATTTCAATTTCAAGACGGTGGAATAGTAGTTCAATATTATTTGGCTAAGTTATTAGATGAAATGGGGTGCATGATTCGAATATGGCCTACATTTGGAAATATAGAAAGTACTTTATTTAATAAATATTATAATAATGAATTCGCCATAGATGATAATTGTATAGTAATTTATTGCGAGGGAATTAGAGGCAATCCATTGAATGCTAAATATATTGTTAGATGGTTACTTAGTGAAGTAGGCCAAAATGTTCCAAAATTTTATATTCATACATGGGGAAAAAATGAATTGATTTACCATTTTAATAGAGAATTAAAATTTAAAAAATATCCAGATAAAGTAGACAATATATTCAAGACTTTATCTATTATATATTTAAATCCGGATGTTAAAAATAATTTTCAACCCAATAGAGCCGGGTGGTGTTATACAATAAGAAAGGCGAATCATATGTTTAAGAATATAAATTTTCTTCATCCGAATGATTCGTATGAAATAGGACGTCATGTTTCAAATGATATTATAATAAATTTATTCAATAAATATGAATATTTTATCTGTTATGACCCTATTTCATTTTTATCAGTAATGGCTGCTTTATGTGGGTGCATATCTATTGTATATCCACTCGAAGGTGTTAGTAAACGTGATTGGTTAAAAAAAACCTGTTACGATGAATATATAGAATATAAAAATTTAGATAATATTTACGGAGTTGCATATGGTTTAGAAGATGTAGAATGGGCTAAAAATACTATAGATTTAGCAAAAGATCAAATAAATAGTATGATTACATATTATAAAGAAAAACATATCAAAGCATTATTAGAAGATATAGAAAATTATGATAATATGGTTAATACTTTAAATAATGTATTTTATGAATAAAATAATATTTTGAAGAATACTGTATTCAATTACTTTATTAAAATACAATTGTAATAAAGACTATATATTGATATATATAACGCGATTAAAACCTAATAAAAATATATAATTTAATTTTATAAAATGGAACGAATATTAGAAATAACTTATAAACATAAGTTATCGCATATCGGTAGTTGTTTGACTATGTATCCAATATTAAAAAATATATATGATAATAAAGACGAAAGCGATATAGTTGTATTATCAGCAGGACATGCCGGTTTAGCACAATATGTATTAATAGAAAAATATAGCAACGGAAAAATAAACGCAGAAGATTTATTGAATAATATGGGAATACATCCATCACGAGATGTAACAAACGGAATACATGTATCATCTGGTTCATTAGGTTGTGGCATTTTAGTATCAGTGGGACTAGCATTGGCTAATAAAAATAGAAAAATCTTTTGTATATTATCTGACGGTGAATGTGCGGAGGGTTCTGTATGGGAAGCATTAACATTTATTAATAACAAAAAAATAACAAATTTAATAATTCATGTAAATATTAATGGTTATTCTGCATATGATGCAGTAGATCGCATTTATTTAGAAAACAGATTAAAGACATTTTTACCAACAATTAATATACATCAAACAGTAAACCCAGATTATTTAGGTGGGTTAAACGCACATTACCACGTTTTAAAAAATGAGGATGAAATCGATAAAATAATTGTATAGAATAATTACTTATAAATATAATAATATAAATATAACTATATTATTATACCTATATTATGGCTTGTGAAAAAAAAGGCAAAGCATTTTTTGCAAATGATAAACTGAATACTTACTACAACTCTTTGAATATAGAATATGATAAAAATAATAATAGTATTGAAAAAATAATTGATTTTCCTAAGTATGCTCCTACGCCTGCGATTTTTGAATTTGTTGCAAGATATGAACTTGTAAAATTAATAAAAGATATTCCCGGTGATATATTTGAAATGGGAGTTTGTGGAGGAAGAGGGTTTTTTTCGTTTTTCCATGCTCTCTCTATATTAGAACCTGAATACCAATTTAGAGAGATAATTGGATTTGATACATTTGCTGGAATAACCGGAATTACAGAAAAAGATAAAAATAGATATAGAGATATAAATGATGGCGATTTTTGCTTCAACAAAAAGGAAGAATTAATTAATATTGCCAATATACATGAAGAATTTAAAAATAATTATTTTAATAAACACCGTTTACATTTGGTAGAAGGTGATATAATGACAACATTACCAAATTTTTTGGAAGAAAATAAACATAAATTAGTATCATTGTTATATTTAGATATGGATATTTATTCTCCAACAAAATTTGCGATTCAACATGTTTTACCAAGAATGTGTAAAGGTAGTATCATTGCATTTGATGAATTGTATTATAGGTCTTTTCCTGGCGAAACAATTGCACTGTTAGAATCATTAAATATTAATAATTATAAAATTAATAATATATTAGGAAGCAGAATTAATTATATTATAATTTAATATTTAACTTTCTGTATAAAAGATATATAGGTTAAGCTATGTAATTTATTATATTTATAAATATTATTATGCGAGAAGATTTTGCGAAATTTATATTTGACGAAATGGAAAAAAATGACAAAATCATTATAATAACCGCCGATATTGGGTATGGCATTTTAGACAATTTAAGGAAAACGTATAATGATAGAGTTATAAATGTTGGTTCAAGTGAAATGTTGATGATAGGAACTGCAGTAGGATTGTGTTATGAAGGGTTTTTACCAATTTGTTACACTATAACACCATTTCTCTTGTATAGACCATTTGAACTATTGCGAAATTATATTAATTATGAAAAATTAAACATAAAATTAGTTGGTTCAGGTAGAGATAAAGATTATATCCATGATGGAATTACTCATTGGGCGGAAGATGATGTTAATATTATTTCGAATTGTTTTGAAAATATCCAGATTTATAAACCAGATATATTGACTAATGAAATATTCATTGATTTTATAAATAATAATAACCCTTGTTATTTAAATTTAAAAAGAAAATATTAATAGATAATATTATTTTTTTATTATAATATATTTATAATATAAAATGTTCTCCTATATATTACTTGCTTCTATTTTGCCTCTTTCATACACCGCTAATATTATTTATGTATTAGCCTATTCATGGACCCCTGGTTTTTGTTTGACAAATAATCCCAATTATCCAGGTTGTTTAGCACCTAAACCTTATTGGCAAGAAAATTTTACATTACATGGGTTATGGGCTCAATACGATACCACCGGTTATCCTTCTTATTGTTCTACAGAAAGTTTTGATCCGAATATACCTATTGAAATTGGTTGGGATACGATGACTACTTATTATCCTGATGTTAAATATTCAGAAACCGACCCAGATTATGATAGTTTTTGGGAACATGAATGGGATAAACATGGCACCTGTTCGGAATTATCACAATACGATTATTTCCAACAAGCCATTGAATTAGTGGAAACGTACGAGACTCCTGCAATCATACATTCATATATCAATACGACGAATTCTTTGAAAGCTGATACTTTGCGAAGTTCTTTTGGTGGACCTACCTATTCCGCATTACAATGTAGTAGTTCTACTATTCTAACCGGGGTTTATACATGTTGGTCTCATTCGCCAGTTTTACAAATAGAATGCCCTGTATCCGTACAAAAAGAAGATACATGTAGTTCTCCACATTTGACAGTGGTTTCATTGTAAAAAATATGTTTGGTTATATTTTTATTTTTCTATTGGTTTTGTATAAAATTCGATTTGCTTATAAATTACATATTTATCTTGTAATTCATATAAAATATGTTGTAATATTTTGATTTCAAATTCCTCAGTCGTTTCTTCTAATAAACGAACACTATTACGGTTCATTAATTTTATATGTGCCATGCCCGAATTATTTATGATTGAAGTAATATTTCTACTATTATCACATTTTTTAAATTCATTACCATCTATTAATTTCAGTTGTCTATCTACCTCTGCATCATACCAATCTAACGTAGTTCCGCGTGTATCACCTGCAAATACTTGAAAATCCAACGGATAAAATTTATCTATGGTCTTATCATAATATTTGACAAAATATTTCATAAGTAAAGGGGTAATTTCATATGGGTCAACTGAACTGAAACAATCAAACCCATCATATAAATTTAATTCTTTATTACTAATCGGGTCAACCCGCTTCAAATGAAAATATAAATTCTTTTTATACGTTTCACCTTTTTTCAAATCTAATTCGCGAAAGAATTCAAAATATGTATTGATTTTTTCTACCAATATATCTATTTTTGTCTGTTTATTCACTGTTTTGATAATGTTATTATTGATTGCTTGAATATTCGCAATACAATGACTTATTTTTTCAGTTTCATTATGAAATTGTCTTTTTATATGTACTATATCATTATAAATGTCACTATTATTTTCTAATATATGTTGTTTTAATTCATTTACCGTTTCTTCAAATTTCAAATTTTTATGGTCGTTATTTTCAATAAGTGTATTGATAAGAGCACTATTTAATTCTATTTGTTTTATTTGTTTTCTCAAATAGTCCAAGAATCGTAATATTATTTTACTTGTAAATATACCAAATAATATTACTATACCAGTAAACCATACATATTCAATGTATTGAAATATATTCATTCCAATAGGAGCATTTGTTATCATTAATTCTGTTTCCATTATTGTTTTACTATTCAATAATAACATATTCATAATTTCAATTTTTTTATTCTTATTTTTGTTCCTGTTGGTTTACTTCTTTAACAGGGGTCGTAGTAAGGCTTTCTATATTTATATCTACCATTTCAATTTGATTTGTTAACTTTTTCAATTTATCTGGATCTACGCCATTATATTGTATTTTACCTTTCAAATACGCAGAGTAAAATATGTTTTGTTCGGTGTTTACTGTAACATATACGTCCCCCAATTTAGATGTCATAAATAATATATTCGTTATAATAGTAGTAGTCGTTTGATTACCGAGTGAATAATTATATACAACTACTCCACTAATAACAGAATTTATTACGAACATTCCCATTGCCACATATGCTGTTTTTTGATAATATTTATCAAATAATAATATATTATTTCGTTTTTCGAGAGGTAAATGTTCTAATTCTTTACCAACCGAATCATTATCCGTAGCAATCGTTTTGTTTACATCTAGATATGTAATCAATTTGTTTTCACGTTTTACTTCAAAATAATACATAGCAATAAATACAAATAAGGTTGCAAAATTAAAGAAAAGTCCAGTTGTATATAAGTTGGAATCGGAATTCATATTTTCAGTCATAGTACATAAATTACCATCACCACAATTTTGTGGAACAAATAAAATCAATAATGAAGATACTAAAACACGGTATAATTCTAACGCAACTGAAATGGTAACATTTATTTTTTGATTATTATCTTGGTTGGCAGTAAAATCTTTTACATTTTCTATAATAGATTTACGTACAATTTTTGATGGTTGATTTTCCATTTATACTAAATGTGCATAAAATATAATAAAGGATACTTCAAAATATGCTATCTAATATAAAATTTTATTTGATTTCTATTTTATCTTCACAATGGCTCCATTCAAAATCCGCAAAAATATAATCCAACCCATCTTCATTATTGGGATTGATTGCCAAATAATATTCCCAATTTGTTACAATTCCATCTCCATCTGTATCTGCTAATTCTTCAAATCCATCTAACCATGGTAGTGACGCAGGTAAAGCGGCGTCATTCGCATCATGACCCGTACATGTGTATGATTCCGTCCAATAGTTATTTTCGTTTTCTTCTAATGAAAAATAAGAAAAAGAATACCAGGTTTCTTCTGAACCATCTACCACCGGCCACCTATAGATTTGGGAACCACCATAATCTACATATGCGTTTACGCGCTTTGCTGATAATAACCGTTCTATGGTAGGATGTATTACCCAAAATAATATATCTATGGGCGATGACGACTCTAACATTTCACCTTCAATGGATGACATGGTACTTAACATATAGACCATATCTATGATAAACTCCTCGGGAAATATTTTATTAAAAACTATTTGACTATGACCTGATAAAATACAATCATACACATTCTCCCAATCAGTGGTTCCATTGACTAATGCTTCTACTTGACATTTACAATCGTCAGGCGATGTGTTTTCATCACAATTATCCGGACATACTAATAAATTCGGGGTTCCATCTCTGGAACACATATGGGATCGCCATAACGATTTATATACATGGAAATATTCCCCCATTACCATATTTTCCAACATTGTTCGTCGAGCACTTTTGGTACCCCACGTCCATTCGTCCATACTATATCCATGCGACATGATTTCATCGGCGGTCATTTCTGCGTCTAATAAATCAGACCAGGTATCAGTAAAATTCTTATATGTTTCTATACAATCTCCACCCATCCCACCTAATTGTACGTGCACAGTTCCGTGTCCGTCATTCGGTGATAATATTTGGAAATCCGATAAAGTAGTCACATTGATTATTTCAAAATGAGTTTGGCAATTCGGAATTCGTTTATTGGTAGGTTCCACTCCACATACATCAAATAAATGTCGCACCGCATATTCATCATTATTATTATTCCAATAAGACCGTATATAACCATATGAATTGGGCTCTACGATAGATGTGTTAGTGACTTTTGGCATTTTGGCATAAGCGAATTTGGAATCTTGGACGTGCCCGTTTTCATCCGTACTACCAAACCAATTATCGTTTAAAAATGGTGTTATTTCTAAAAAATAGGAGGGGATTTCACCCGCATCGGTTATTTCTTGTCCTTCAATTGTAAAATCCCAATAAGGTAATGTCACTGAAGGGTCTATGGAACGCAAAGCGGCTTCAAATGTTTGGGTAATGGCAAAATGATGTGTGAAAAACCCGCTTCCCTCATGGAATTGGTCGCATTTAATATCATTCGACGCTAATGCATGTTCTTCTACCAATTCATTTATGCCAGTAAATTTCTCCCCATATTTGGCGCGTCCTTCGTCGGTTGTATATTTCCATATTTTAGATGCGGCGTGTAAAAAATTATGTCGGTCTTCATCCGTCAATTGGCGCAATTCCCGTTTTACATATTTTACAATCACTGGTATGGTTTGGGAAATAATCGTTTCATTATTGGAATTTATACCTTTCAATAATAATTCATATTTGCCTGTATTCGTAAATACTTTTTCAATAGAATTACCCCATACGTCTTCTTCGTATTCTTGACTCCATTTCCATACGATTTTGTCATGTATTTGGTTCTCTTCATTTATTGAAAACACCGTCGTTTTATAGGGTTCGGCTAAATGTTTCTCTACTAACCATTCATATTTTGCACCTGTATATTGTCCGTATTCATTGGTTGCAGTTATATTTATTTTATTAGTATATGTATAAGAAGATGATGACG